TAGTTAGAATATCAAACATAACAGGTGACTTTGTATTATCCAGTGCGGAGGACTATGACACAACCGATGTGCTAGGTATCGTGATAAACGCATCCACTAATCACTATATAGTTCAGACAAACGGAATGGTTAACTTCGAATTTCCGGATGGTGTTGATTCTAATCTGCACCTAAAACCAGGGACTCAATATTATTTGACAGATATGGACATCATGTTCTCTGAAAATGAAAAGAATGCACCCCGATATTCAATTTATGAATGGGCCCACAAACTAGACGAAGGTACACGAACCTCCCTTGAAACCTCGTTTCCACCCAATCTTGAAAGCAGCTCTCGTAGGATTCCAACCGAAGGAACTCCGTTTAGGAACTCCCAACCAAGTGATCCTGCATCACCACTTACATTAAAAGACGCAACATCTGGATATTATGAAACATTTTCCCGACCTGTGTTTTATGCGGTATCCCCGAACCGAATTTTATTAACAAACCACAGAACATTACCGAACCCAAACTTAGAGTGCTTCGACTGCCTCAAGAATTCTGAGACGGTTAAAAGTATATACTGGCCATCATACCCAATGGGAGATACCGAACCTGGTGTATTTTCCGACCAGGCTAACTCGTTTCTGAAAAGAATTTGGCCAAACGCGGGATCGGGTCACGTCGCAACACTATATGATGCAACTGACTCAGTGACACGCTGGAGATATTCTGTAAACAGCTGGGAGAGAATAGACTAATGGGTTCATTATATGTAGTTTCTGGTAGAACATTCACACGATCATTTACAATATCGTCTAGTGAAGATCCGAATTTACCGTCAACGCACCACCAGATCGAAAAGGTCAGACTATTTTTGGATAGCGCATGGCCAATGGGTGACACAGGTGTGTCTGATACACAAAACATCGGACAATATGACGGCCGCATAGGGGATATTGCTTGTATAGTAGTTGTTTACACAGACGGTGATCCAAAAAAGAAAGTATATAAAAGAAATTTCGGTGTAGATACAGAATATACCTGGACAGAAGAAGTAGGAAGTGAGCAATAATGGCAAATTCAGCATTTAGGATATCGGAAGGGAAGAGATACGAATCTTCGTATGGCGAGTGTAGTGGGTCCACACTCACCATAAACCAAAGCAACCACGACAGTGTCACCAAAATAAGTGACATAATGACACTAAAATACGAAAATAATCAATGTCCAGTTGTAGGTGATGTCGTAAGGTGGAGTTCGGTTACTACCGCACTCACACTTGCAGATGCTGAGTATAACGCCATGACCACCACGGGTGTCGATCCTGAGGCATCATCTGAAGTAGTTGGTGTTATAGAAGAAGTAATAAATGCGTGTGGCCCTGACTTCAATCGTGGTGAAGTAACCGCTCGTATTGTATTTTTTGGAAAAATAGACTTTAGCAACCACATGGGAAATAAAAAATTGACTCCTGGTAAAGTTTATTACCTAAATGATAGTACCGAGGTGGAGCATAACTCACTTCAAGGTCATATATTTAGAAACGCAACATCCCGTGAACCACAACAAGTAAGCAAGCCAGTGTATATAGCAACCGGTCTAACGACTGCTATTGTCACCAATTTCCGAGGTTTGATGGGTGGTCAATCGGATTACGTAATGGATGAGATATTATTAACAATAGATTGTGAAAACACTGGGTTTTTAGTGACAATTAAAAATAACGGAAGTGAAACATGGAAAACACCTATTGATTCAATTTCGTCGGAGCTTGACCCACTGGATGGATCGTCTACTGTCGGACAAGTACAAAAAACATGGGGTGGGTACAATGAATTTAACGAGTGGGTGACTACAGAAGACCCAACCATACAAACATCCACATTGTTACTTGTACCCGGAGAAAGTGTAACCTATAAAATAGGATCAGCCGAGGACCCGAAGATAGGAAAACTTACAGTTTTATTAAAATCAAACAACCAGGTGAGAACATCCGAGTCAAGAATATGTATACCTGAACTCAGCATACACTCAGAGTGTGCCGACATACCCAACAACGACTCAAACCTACCCAGATTCTTAATATCATGGGATACACAGTCACGTGGGATGACAACTCCGATAACATACACAATACAAGAGAAGGATGACACCGGTCAATTTAGTGACATTGACACCCAAGATTTTGACTCGTTTCAACTTCCATCGTCAACTGACGATGCATCCTGGTATATCAATGTGTATGATAAATTTAACCCATCGCACTCGGGTGATTATAGAATAATATTCCCAGATGTAGTACCTGGTCATTGGGCATATCCAACACTAGGAGACGGACTTGAGATGAGCTGTATAACTGACATAAAATGCACCTGCGAAACTACCCACTGCTTAATCGAACCACGATATGAAGAAAAACGAAAAACTTACGGGCCGTTGATGGGTGCGTATGAGCTAGACGGAATAACCTTGGTGGGTGATGAAGACTCAAACAGAACCAAATATCCTGGTTTAATAAAAGATATGTTATATGATGTAACTACGGGTGAGACGATAGATATGTGGCAGGGAAAAACAGACCGACTTAATGATGACGGCACCAACGGCCGTTTGTGTGGGTCACTTGTGGAGGATACTCCATACTTTCCAAGTTTTACATTTTATGTACCAGACTCGGGTGCCATATGTGTACCCAAATTAACATTTGACAAAGTTAGGGCGTCAACACCATATGTAATTTCAGTTTGGAAAAATAAACAAACACGTGAGATTCAAAATCCGGCCTCATTTCAGATAAGTTTAGCAGACGTTCCAAAGAACGAAGAAGACGCAGTTGGAACTTTCTTTTTAAACTATAACTCGGACACGGGTGAATATGAACATTGTTTTGATTTTAGACTCGATGGAAGTAGTCAAGATTACTATATTGATGAAATTGTAACATAGAGAGTGCAATACATGGACCAAAATCAATGGCACTCTTAAAAAATAGATATCAGTTTGTTCATTACGGTGTATGTTTAGGTTCTGAGGATATATGTGAAAACATTCGCATTGAAGACATATTAAACTCAAACCCGATGTATCGTGAAACCATTATAGCAATATGGAAGTGGGACTCGGAGGGCGGTGCTCCTGCTAGGTATAACGTTCAATCCAAAGAGAACTATGAAACTTTAAAAAACGCATATAAAATTCCTTCTGACGGGTATTTAGATGACCGAATAACACCCCCGATGAAAGAGTTTAAGTGTGGTGGTGTTTATACATTCATCTGCACACCTGAAGTGGATACAATCGAAGGTGGTCTTGACTTACCTGGATTTGCCAACACCTCCACAGCGGGGATACCACTTGATAAAACCGGGTTGGTAACAACCGAGTGTTGTATTACCGAAACCCAACTAGCCACACCGTTAACTGATAGGTATCAATTTGCTTGGTACGGAATTTGCTCAGACTGCTCCAACTCTAGAATAGAAGACATATTAAACTCAAACCCGATGTATCGTGAAACCATTATAGCAATATGGAAGTGGGACTCGGAGGGCGGTGCTCCTGCTAGGTATAACGTTCAATCCAAAGAGAACTATGAAACTTTAAAAAACGCATATAAAATTCCTTCTGACGGGTATTTAGATGACCGAATAACACCCCCGATGAAAGAGTTTAGGTGTGGTGAGTCATATACATTTATCTGCACACCTGAGATAGATTTATTGGAATTTGGTATGACAATACCAAACTTTACAGTTAATAATACCTTTGCAAGAATATCAAATTGTACTTCGGCTGCACCCGTTGGTTTAAAACTAAATGGTGGTGCTGTATGTGGTGACCCAACTGAAGTTATATTTCCACCAACCACTCCAAAAAATGGATGCAGACAGGTTGCTATTTTAATGAGATCATCTCCTGTCGGTGAAGGTGCGGATTGGAAAAATGCAAACTACTGGGATTATATATCGTATTATACTGTTTGCAATACACCAACTCACACAGAACCTGAACCAACCCCACCAACTTATACAGAATCTGAACCAATCCCACCAACTTATACAGAATCTGAACCAACCCCACCAACCAATAAACCACAATCACCTCCAGTCTATAAAATTCCAAAAGACCCACCCCATCCAGGTGTGTGTCCACCTGACGAAAGTGAACTAATACAGACCGGGATTGTCAATCAACCGACTCCCACCACAACCGAAGGGACACCAACACCAACGCAACTTGGGATAGATGCTGGACGAACTGATGTCCCTAATATAACATGGTCTTCGTCCACTAGCTTCACAATTGACCCACCACATCACCACACAATTGTAGAAGTTGATTGTACAAAATGTGGGTTTGCAGACTTTGATCAGGTTATAGGATGTCCACCACCAACCGAAACATTCCACCAACCACCACCACCACCACCACCAACTCACACAGAGTCCGAACCAATCCCACCAACTCACACAGAGTCCGAACCAATCCCACCAACTCATACAGAATCTCCACCCCCACCACCAACTCATACAGAATCTCCACCGCCCCCACCACCAACCCATACAGAACCTCCACCACCACCAACTCATACAGAATCTGAACCAATTACACCAACAACCACCCATCCATGTCCGTGGTTTGATTGCGAGGGTGTGTGTGAGGGTCCAGCAGAAACGGATTGTGCCGGAGATTGTAACGGAGACGCCAGACTTGATTGTTTGGGTGTATGTAATGGGGTGGCAACTGAAGATTGTGCAGGTGAATGCAACGGCAACGCAGTCTTAGATTGTTTAGGTGTATGTGACGGAGACGCAACGTTAGATTGTGCCGGTATTTGTGACGGTGACACCAAGTTTGATTGTCTCGGAGTATGTGGTGGAGATGCGGTTGTCGATGCGTGTGGTGAGTGTAATGGAGGAGAAACCGACCCAGACAATTGTGATTGTAGCAGAGACTGTCTAGGCGTATGTGACGGAGACGCAACTTTAGACTGTGCAGGTATTTGTAATGGAAACACTCCTGTAGATTGTGCAGGTATTTGCAACGGAGATACACCACTAGACTGCGCGGGGGAGTGTGACGGAGACGCAACTTTAGACTGTGCAGGTATTTGTAATGGAAACACATCCATAGATTGTGCAGGAGTGTGTGGGGGGGATGCAGTTCTAGACTGCGCGGGGGAGTGTGACGGAGACGCAACTTTAGACTGTGCAGGTATATGTAATGGAAACACCCCCGTAGATTGTGCCGGGGAGTGTGGAGGTTCTGCACGTGAGGATTGTGCAGGTATTTGTAATGGTGATACAAAAATAGACTGCGAGGGTGTGTGTGATGGTGATGCCACCGAAGATTGTGCGGGAATTTGCAACGGAAACACCCTAGTTGATTGCAACGGAATATGTGACGGTGATGGCATATTAGATTGTGCCGGTATTTGTGACGGTGACACCAAGTTTGATTGTCTCGGAGTATGTGGTGGAGATGCGGTTGTCGATGCGTGTGGTGAGTGTAATGGAGGAGAAACCGACCCAGACAATTGTGATTGCAACAAAGATTGTGCAGGAATCTGCGATGGAAACACGCAATTGGACTGCCTTGGTATATGTGGTGGAACTGCCGTATTTGACTGCAACGGGATATGTGGAGGGACTGACTTTTTCGACTGCCTTGGTGTTTGTGGTGGTAACGCAACACTAGATTGTGCGAACAAGTGCAACGGAGATGCTAAATTAGACTGCAAAGGGAAGTGTAATGGAGATGCTAAATTAGACTGCAAGGGGAAGTGTGACGGAGATGCTAAATTAGATTGTGCCGGAAAGTGTGACGGAGATGCTAAAAAAGACTGCAAAGGGGTGTGTAACGGAAAGGCTAAATTAGACTGCAAAGGGGTATGTGACGGGAATGCAAAGGTGGATTGCAAAGGGGTGTGTGGAGGGACTGCTGTAGTAGATTGTGCGGGAGTATGTGGTGGAAATGCAATAAGAGACTGTTCGGGTAGGTGCAACGGAAACGCACGAAGGGATTGCGCTGGAATTTGTAGAGGAAACACACGCAGAGACATCTGTGGTACTTGTGGTGGAAATGCACGGAATATAGACGATTGTTGTACAAACTGCGAGGAAGCACCTGGTCAAGGACACTGGTTTAGGCACGGCATGGGGTGGAAAGGTACACCACTGGAATTAGCTAAGGTAAAACTAAAGGGACATTCCGCACCTGTATATGACCTCGGGAACAACACATATCGCATCTATGGTGATTTGAAAAAAGAATCAGGACCTGTTGCATCGGCAGTACTGGACCTATTTAGATTCGAACTTGAAGGTGGGTCACCCAACAAGGGTAAGTTGACAATTGCTTATAGTAATAAAGATTTAAACGACCAATGTGATTCACTTGGGGGTAGAGGAAAAGACTCAGTTCATCTGCGATACATTGACAAAGACTCGGTGTTGATACGAAATAAAACAAGATTGATAACAATTCAGTCTGGTATTATAAGTGACTCTGTAACTAGGTGGAGAATGCAATACAGACATGAATTTAGATTGGCGGACAATATTGATATCCGTGCCGGTGATAGTGTGTATATCAGAAGTAGAAACGGCACATCACCATTAGGAGCAACATATGTAAGAGGTACGGTCAGTGACCTTGGTGCGGGTAATTGGGGCATAGTTACGAACTCACCTAGACCCTTTAGGGTGGCAAATCAATTTCCCCAAATACCAAATGTATCCGTGTTATATGTATTAAATAGAGTTGCGGTTCCTGAATCAGGGGGTGGGGATGCGAACGGATGTGATCGTGGAGATAAATTATTGCCAGGTGAGAATGAAATATATAAGTTTAAAGTGGGTGACCAGATAACAATTAGAAACAGAGCAACCACACAACGAGGGTGGACGCACAACATAACCGAACTTAACGAAGTGAAGGGAACGATTGACATCGATGGTGAGCTAACAAGTCACATTCAGTGGTGGACATTTGATGAGTCTGGTAGAACGAGGACCCATGTAGTCCAACAAGAACAATATGTATTTGACACAATGCCGGAAATTGAAAATAAAACCACACCGTGTATGATTAGAATCGAATCAAGAACCAGAGTTCAACCCATGTGGGAAGAAACCGATCAAAACGGCCAGGGTGGAACTACGTTGGTTTTCGATGGACGAACAAACGGAAAAACATGGACGATCCATCGCATAAACGGAGACAACTCCAAAATATTTTATATAAAACCAGACAGTGACGATAAATCAGAATCCATGCTGTGTAGTGAGTGTTCGTGTGCATTCCGTCTCAGACGAACAGAGTTTCAACGTGAAGGTCCTGATATAGGCCCTCGATCTGCGTGTGCAGTAGACGGTAATGGAGTACGAAACCACCAAATAATTACAGAGGAGTATGCTTCTATAAATCCATTCTTGATAAACGATAAACTTGCAATAAAAACCAGAGATCCTGCGTTGCTTGAAGGTGAGGCTGAGTTTAGACCATACATGGCCGGTTATATGGGCCAGGCCGTGGGTGCGAACATTGTAGCTAGGAGACTTATACAAATTATAGGTGCAAATCGCATAGATTATATAGAGTTTGAATCGGGAGATTATCAGTCATGAATAAAAAATCAACCACCCAACAATCCACAGATTATCCACATGACAACAATTGTGAATGTGCAGATGATGATTTCAATGGTGACGGAAAGATAGATTTCGTTGATTGGATAATCTTCTCGCAGTGGATTGCACATGGGAAACCTGGTATTAAAAAACTTAAATTAATCATGGAGGATTTTGTAGAAAATCCAGAAAACGAACTAGTTGTTGGAAGTTCACCACATTTGTTCGTACCTGTCAAAATTCCAAAAATGACTAATGCTGATTATGAAGAAAAAAACACCTGTGTAACTTCAAAAGATTTGGCAATATATTATGCGTATTCTGATTGGGGGGCCGATGGAGACCGTCCAGAACCAGATGAACAAACCTTGAGTGATCACATTAACGAACTCGATGATCCAATCTTGGGGTATTCCTCATACGGAAGCTTCAACTTAAAACACATTCCATTAAAAACCTGCAAACCCGTTTGTAACACAGCACTCAGTATTTACAATTATTGTGAAGACAATTCCTTAAAAATTAAGGTAACCAACAACTCTAATGCAAAAGTGAGACTGGACTACTATAAATGGGCAATACGATTGAAATGTAAGGAAACCAAAAAAGAGCAGTTAAATGAGGTTGGGTGGGCAACAAAAACTCCATCAAACGCAATCTGGACAGATTGTGAAGGAAAACTCTGGCTAAGAGCTGGGGGTGTGTTGACAGCGTCGTATGCAGGTTGCGAGTGTACCCCAACCCCAACCCCAACCCCAACCCCAACTTTAACGCCAACTCCCACACCAACCCCAACTTTAACGCCAACTCCCACACCAACCCCAACTTTAACGCCAACTCCCACACCAACCCCTACACCAACTTTAACACCAACTTCAACTTCAACCGAAACCCCAACTTCATCTGCAACTGAAACCCCAACTTCATCTGCAACTGAAACCCCAACTTCATCTGCAACTGAAACCCCAACTTCATCTGCAACTGAAACCCCAACTTCATCCACAACAGAATCACCAACCCCAACTTCATCCACAACAGAATCACCAACCCCAACTTCGTCATCCACCAACACCCCAACAGAATCGTCAACGTTAACTTCAACTTCAACTGAAACCCCGACTTCAACTGAAACCCCAACTGAAACCCCAACTGAAACCCCATCAGAATCACCAACCCCGACTTCATCTGCAACTGAAACCCCAACTTCATCCACAACCCCAACCCCAACTTCATCATCCAGTAACACTCCAACAGAATCGTCAAGTGACGATAGTAGTGGAAGTAGTGGGAGTAGTAGCGGAAGCAGTTCAGGCACCAGTTCCTGCTCCGCTTATTCATGTGAATCGGAGAATCCGTTTGAGGGATCATCTGGTGACTCTGGATCAAGTGGTTCTGGTACAAATACGCAAACAGAATCATCGACTCCAACCCCAACCCCAACTTCATCATCCAGTAACACTTCAACAGAATCCCCATCCTCGATTACAGGATCACCAACCGTTACATTAACACCACCCTCTACACCAACTTCAACTTTAACGCCAACCCCCACACCAACTGCAACTTCAACTGAAACCCCAACCGCAACCTCAACTGCAACCTCAACTGCAACCTCAACTGCAACTGCAACTTCGTCATCCAGCAACACATCAACAGAATCAACAACTGTAACCGAAACTCCATCTGCAACTGACACCCCGTCCACAACAGAATCAACAACTGTAACTGAAACCCCAACCGCAACGTCAACTGCAACTTCAACTTCAACTGAAACCCCAACCGCAACCTCAACTGCAACCCCAACCGCAACCTCAACTGCAACCCCAACCGAAACTTCAACTGAAACCCCAACCGCAACCTCAACTGCAACCGAAACTCCAACTGCAACCGAAACCCCAACTGCAACTTTAACGCCAACTCCCACACCAACTGCAACTTCAACTGAAACTCCGACCCCAACCCCAACCTTAACACCGACTCCGACTCCTGAAGTTGATTGTTACTGCCCACCGGAAACCGGATGCCTTGACATGGGAACTGATGGTGATGGTTCAATAACACTATGTACGGCATACGGTTCGAGTTGTGAGTGCATGTACCAAGATGAAGACTTCACCGATGATCGACCCGGACTAACATACCATAAATTGGTACAGGTTACAGCAATAGAACCTGAGGATTGTTGCACAGACCAATGAAAAGAATTACGATAGTAATTCCAATATTTAGATTATCATCGAACCGATTGGCTAATTTTTTGTTTTTGTTAAAAAAAATACAATCTGTGGTTAGTGTATGTGACATAAAGGTTGTTGACCAAGTTTCGGAAAAAACCGATATTCAAACTATACTACGAATGTATCCAGATATAACTTATATACCTGTGTCAATGTCGGATGGTGTATTTAATAAGTCAATATTGATTAACAGAGCTTGCACAGACATAAAGTCAGAGTTTATTTGGATAATTGATGCGGATTTTTATACAAATTTTGATTTCGTGGTATCGGAAATTAATAATTTTTCTGACTTCACACGACCCTTCAGTGAAATTATATTACTAAATGAAACAGAGTCTTCCCAACTAATTGATTCGGATTATGTACAAATTAATAGAGATGAGTATGAAAACTCTTTTGCCAACGGAAAGTACTCATTTATAGTCAGAACATCGGTTTTTATTGAGTCTGGTATGATGAATGAAAACTTTAGGGGGTGGGGGTTTCAAGACTTAGACTTTGTTGAAAATAGGTTGGTAAGTTGTAAAATATCTAACATAGATACACCTGCATTTCATTTGTGGCACGAACCCGCCTCACGGAAATATGTAAATGAAAATAAACTTATATACGGAAATTTCACAGAACCCAAACACACCACCACAAATACTCACCCGATAAAAAAACAAGTTTATCAACAACCGTGCCCTGTGGACGATACCAGTGTGGTTCGGAACACAACAAACATTAAACAAGATATACATAAACATGAACATATAAATCACATTCATGTTACATATGAAAATTCTACTTTTTTTGATAAACACAAACCACACCTTAGTACTATTATAAAAGCAAGTGTAACAAAAAAACAGACAAGAACACTCACAGGAACACTAGACGTCAAAATAATCAAGAAAAACTTTATATATTACTATCTGAAGTTCATAGTAGACAACTACCAAAGGTTAAATGGAATTATATGTTTCTCTAACGATTATTTTTGTAATAATGAAACTTTATTTAACCTAAATAATCAGTTGTTGATAGAAGACTCTTTTAAATCTGACAATAAGATGACACAGAACTTTGAGTGGGTGACCAAAACTACTAGAGAAAACTCAAAATCGTTCAAACCCACGCACAAGATTAAATTTATTTCAAAATCTATATCGGATGGTGGGGTGGGTGTATATTCAAAACTTGGGATTTTTAAAATAAAGTCCGACTTAATAAAAAAGACCTCGGTGTCGCACTACAAAAAGATACTCGATAGCACAAGTGATTGGTCATCCAGAGAATACGAGTGGTTCTTAATCAACTTACAGAAAATATTCTTGACAGAATTCAAGTAAAAATATAATATATCTGTATGAATAAATATACAGAAACCCAATTAGAAGAAAACTACACATCATTCTTAAAATTCATAGAAGATACATTTTCCGGTGAACGACAAGAACGATTGTTGTATATGTATGGAACTGACGATGGGTGTCTTGGGTTGAGAGCATTAACAGCACCTGCAAGTGGCACTATACATTATCATAATTGTTATGATGGTGGTTACATTGATCATGTAATGAATGTTTGTAAGGCAGCCAGAGGTCAAAAAGTTTTGATGCAAAGCATGGGTGCGAGAATAGATTTTACAGACGATGAATTATTATTTTCTGCTCTTAACCACGACTTAGGAAAACTTGGTTCACTTGAAGGTGAGCAATATCAACCAAATGATAGTGAATGGCATGTCAAAAACCAAGGCAAAGTCTATAAAATGAATACAGATTTACACTGGATGGGTGTAACTGATCGTTCTTTATTTTTACTACAACACTTTGACATAAAATATAATCAAAAAGAATGTTTGGCAATTAAATTATCAGACGGAATGTACGATGACGCTAACATTGATTATCTAAAATCATTCAATCCAGGCAACGGTCTTAAAACAGAACTACCGAGGGTAATTCATTGGGCAGACCATATGTCATGTGTGGTGGAAAAATCACTCACCGAAGAAAACTTCAAGTTTGATTGATAAGTTTTCGATTCAGTGTTATATTTATATTATGAGCAATGCTCAAACGAGATTGCTCAACGGATGCCCAATCTGGGGTTCGTAACTCAAATAGGAATAAATAAAATGAAAAACTACGGATTAAATAAGTCCAATGGAACAGGACTTGGTAAACACGTTCCAAATTTAAGAGACGAATTTTTAACCCCATTCGACTCTATTTTTGACAAGATGGTCAATCAAGCATTTCCAAACTTCGGACAGGAATTCGGAGTAAACTTTTTTGGAAATAGTTCATACCCGAGAGTAAATGTTGCAGACACAAGCAAAGAAGTTAGAATCGAGGCAGAAATCGCAGGTCTTGGAAAAGAAGATGTATCTGTTGAATATGAAGATGGTATGCTTACGATTGCTGGTGACAAGAAAGTGGAAATTGAAGACCCAGACGTAAAGTATGTTTACAAAGAACTCAAGCGGTCTTCTTTTAAAAGATCATTTAAAGTTGATGACTCAACTTTAAATGTAAACAAGATTTCCGCAAAGTTTGACAACGGAATTCTAAATGTTACTATTCCAAAAAAAGAAGTAATTGAAACAAAAGCAAAAAAGGTAAAAATTCTTTAAATTAAATTTCAAAAACTTGAAATTAAAAGGGGTAAAAAATTTTACCCCTTTTTTATATTTATCAATATGAAAGAAAAAATTGCGTGTGCTTTATTCGGCCAACCAAGGCATCATTATAAAGGATTTAAAAATATTTCAAATTCATTTAACGATAGCAAATGGGATGTAGATTTTTTTTGCCATAGTTATCAAGCAGATAAAACAGAAAAGTTCTATAAAGCATCACCGTGGAGACCAAAGGCAGGTTTGTCCACAACCATCGAAAATACGAAATTGGAATTAAGTAAATTATACAACCCCACGCAGATTCAAATCGATCCAACTTATGTCCATAGCAACAATTCAATAAAAGACTCACTTATTTATAATATTACAAAGCAAACACGACCGGATTTATATGATAATATAGGGAACACTTGGTCTCAAATAAATTCTCGTTCACGTGTGTGTAAACTTGTATCGGAAAGTAAGAACAAATATAAACTTGTGGTTATGACAAGATATGACCACAGACGATCATTTACTAAAATTTTAAATACAGATTTAGACGTAAACTACATATACTCTGGACCTAGAAAAGATGAAAAAGCACCACTGATTTCTGATCACCTACTTATTACTGGTTTTGAAAATTTTGTAAAAATATTTGATGTAAATAATAATTTGGAAAATATTAAAAATAATAAAAAGTTATACGAACTTTCAACGGAATTGAATACTCCATTTTTATTTAATGTAGAACAACTTATTTTACTAAATATAATGTATCATTTCGGAAACCTAGACATTTTAAAATATAACAAAGATATTCCTGGAATACTGTAGTAATAAAAAAAGAGAAATTTTTTATAATTATATTATATTTATACATATAAGATTGTGGACGAATATTAGACGAAGGAGATATGTATTAATATGAATATTTTCACTGCCATTATAGGTGGGCTTGCACTTGCGGTGGCAGGAACAGCTGCTTTCTTTTCTGTTCGTGGTATAGGTCTTTTATTTGCAGGAGCAGCCATTGCAGCTATGGTAATGGCCGGTGTTTTAGAAGCAGGTAAACTTGCTATGACTTCTTTTTTATATCGTTATTGGGAAAGAATTCCAAGAATGCTTAAGTGGTATTGCACAATTGCAGTTGTTGTTTTGATAGGAATAACCTCACTTGGTATTTATGGATTTTTAAGTGATGCTTATGATGATACTCGTTCTCGGGTGGAAATGCACGAAAGTAATATTGAAACACTAAACAAAGAAATAGATGTTATTGAGACGGAGATAGCAACACTACAAAACACAGATGTTACGGTTGAAGGAAAGAAAACAGAAACAATAGCAGGTTTTCAAAAAATTTATGACGATTTTGTGGCAGATGGAAGAAAAAGACAAGAAGCACTTGCTAATAGAAACAAAACAGATACAGACGCAAGAACTACACGCAGACAACAATTACTTGATCGTCTTTCTGTATTAGATTCCGCAAAAACTGCCATTGAAGCAAAGGGTGGTGGATTATTTTCAAGCAGTAAAAAGAAACTCGAAGAATTAAAAGTAGCACAACAACCAGAACGAGATTCTATCGCATCTTCATTATCATCTATTTCAGAAGAAGAAACATCCGCAACAAAACGATACAACGAATCACTTGCAAAAATAGATGAACAGATTACAGCAGAATATGATAAATTTGTGGAAAAGGTAAATGGTCTTCGTGATACAACAAATGATTTAGACAACGTATCAGTCATTGAAGACAAATACACCAAGATAAAATCAAACCAATCAGAGATACTAAAAGAAAAAGAAGGAATTCGTGCAACTGATATAGGAAGTTTTCGTTTCATTGCAGAGTCTTTTGGTATGCCAGTTGATCAGGTTGTCAAGTGGTTTATTATCGTTATTGTTTTAGTTTTTGACCCTGTTGCAGTCGCACTTGTGCTTGCTTACAATATTATGGTAGGTGGAAGAATGACTCTTGGAGAAGAGTTACCGAAAAAAAAAATTGGATAGATAATTTACCATTTGCTGATAAGTTACAAAAAGAGGGTGACTTTGAAGAAGATGAAGTTGTTGTTTTATTAGAAACACCTACTCCTACTCCCGAGGAAACTCCAACACCTACTCCCGAGGAAACTCCTACTCCAACACCTACTCCCGAGGAAACTCCTACTCCAACACCTACTCCCGAGGAAACTCCTACTCCGACTCCTACTCCCGAGGAAACTCCTACTCCGACTCCTACTCCGACTCCTACTCCCGAGGAAACTCCTACACCTACTCCCGAGGAAACTCCTACTCCAACACCTACTCCCGAGGAAACTCCAACTCCTACTCCGACTCCTACTCCCGAGGAAACTCCTACTCCGACTCCTACTCCCGAGGAAACTCCGACCACACACTCAGATGCAATTATCAAAAAAGAAGATGATAATGTGATGTCAACTCCGATGTATGATGTAACTGACGACACAACCCCACCCGAAAATATGGGCCCATATTATGTTCCGTGGAAAAAAAGCACAATGGATTATTATAACAAAATTAAAAACACACAAGTAAACAGTGGGTATCTAAGTGGCAGTACACTTGGTAATGTAGGTTTAAATAACGAAAAAAATAATTGACTTATTTAATTATCCTGTTTTACTATAAGTATGTATTTTATATATTGGACAATAATATCTGTACCAATCTTCCTGATTTTGGTGTATGCAATTTTAAATTTGTATAGAAAAATTAAAGTATATGAAGGTTGGATACTTGAGATAAAAAAAGATACAGATAAACTTCAAGAGAGCATAACAGAGGTTGATTCAAAGAATATGTTTGAGCGTGATGATGAAGTTGGTGTGGTGTTTGAACAAATAAAAGGACTGGTTGGTTCGTTTAACAAAAAGGTACAAAATTAGTGAAAAAAAGAAGAGCAAAAAAGAAAAAAAATATGTATTTTACTCAAGAAACAGAAGATGCAATAATTGAGTATAATAAAGAAGAAGATGATATGGTTATCAGAAACAGGATTTATGAAGATAAAATTAAGTATGCATTTGAAAAACTCGCAGAGAACATTTTAAACACATTTAAGTTTTCTTATTTTGAGTGTAGTCACGAAGAAGTTCAAATGGAAGTGGTTAGTAATTTGGTTTCTAATATGCACAAATTTAAAGAAGGTAAAGGCAAGGCATTTTCATATTTTAGCATAATTGCTAAAAACTTTTTGATTCTTTATAATAATGGAAATTATAAAAAGTTTAAACGACACACCAGTGTCGATGATGAAGAGGTCGTATTCGAACATAAAGAACTTACATATTTTCCAGCAGAAACTGCAAGAAAAAATGAACTACGTGAATTTATGAAATTGATGGTTGAATACTGGGACGGCCGTGTAGATACAATGTTTAAAAGAAAACCAGAGAGAGATATTGCGGCCGCAGTTATAGAAGTATTTAGACGATCAGATAACATTGAAAATTTCAATAAAAAAGCTTTATATTTGTATATACGTGAAATGACCAATTGTAAAACTCAAGCAATTACTAAAGTCATTGGCAAAATGAAAAAAACCCAAACTGATATCTACAGAGAGTATAAAGAAACGGGTGCGATAGCAACAGAATAAAAACTATGTATATGTATATTTATAATTTATGGAAAATGACACAGAAATATTTGACGGAAAAACATTTTCTTCATTGATAAAGGATATATACTTCAACTCTTCCCATAAAAAAGATCAGATAAATCAGCTAATAAAGGACCTACATAAAATGGTCAAGGATTCGGGTAGTGCAACAGTAATAGCACCCATGATAAAAGACTATCTGGATGTGGGTATAAAAAACGATGATCAACTGGTAAAGTTGTCTGCGGTTTTACAAAGATTTATTTCAGGAGGCCCTGCATCCGAAACTGACTCCGGTGTGGGTGGTATTTTAAGTGAAGATGAGAAAAAACAGCTGTTATCTAATGTTAAAAAAGAAATTAAAACAATAAAGGGTGAAGAGGATGAGATTAATTTAAATTTAACTAAAATAAAAGATAAGTTTACATCAGATGGCCCATAGTAAATACTATAAACAATCCAATAAACGTGAGATAGAGGTATCGACACTGATGACTCAGCGTCAGATATACAACAAATCACCCGAAGGAATATTGTTTTATGAATTGGAACCGGCAATTGTTATAGATGTTATACGAGATGAAACCCATCCAATTTTTAAGGATAAAAAAAATTACCCAAAGGTAAGCACGGAAGAGTGGCCAACAAACTACAACGACTCTGATACACCCGATTACTCGTGGATAGGTAGGATTCGTGCCAGATTGATTATTGAACAAGAAACCACACCGGTTGATGAACTGGGGTGGATAATACCCCAGGAAAACACTATACGAGAATATCCACTTGTAAACGAGTTGGTCATCGTATCTACCTATATGAATTCTCGTTATTATACACGGAGACTTAATACTAGAAACTTTATAAATACTTCCGCTGATTATAGGTATGAACATAGATACGGAAAAACAAAAGGAATAACATCAACTACTAGTGCTAATTTAGTTGGGGCCAGAAATCCGTCTGATATAAGCAAAGAATCAAATAAGTATGGTCAGTATTTGGGTAGGTATTTTAAGGCAAATCATAAAATAAGACCACTTAAACATTTTGAGGGTGATACAATAATTGAAAGTAGGTTTGGTAGTAGTATACGGTTCGGTGGATATGAAGATAAACCCGAAATTGACAGAGGTACATCATATGGAGATGGAGAATCATATGATTCAAATTTAGGAAATCCTATGATACTAATACGGAACCGCCAGAGACCTACGGTAGACGAAGAAATAAAGTACCAATACAACATATTAGAAGATGTAAACAGAGACGGTAGTTCAGTTCAAATAACTTCTGGAAACACCGTCTCTCAATTTATTTCTACAATCTCACATTCATATGACAATATAGGATATGGTTGCATAGGGTGCCGTTCGGGAGGTTTTATGGGATTGTATAGGCTCTCTAAATCTGCCATCGGCGCAAGGAAAATTTCTAGTACAGGACAACCAAATTCGGTGGGTTCACTGAATGGAGTTGCAACACCCAATGCATCGGCAATAAAAAATACAGCATCAGCAACTACTGATCAATTAAAAACATCTACATCCGATGTGTTGGATCAGGTGTCTAGTAAGAACCCATATACAAGTATGGCCATGTCTTTAAAAAAAGGAGGTCTGGGAGCTGCAGTGGGGACAGGCATCGGAATGGCAGTTGCCGGACCAATTGGTGGTATGGTGGGTGACCGACTTGGTAAGCTCGGAGAATCGTCCTTTAAAAAGTTTATAAATGCACCAGGTTCTCCGACATCAAACTCTAGATCACATAGAAAAAAGTTTTCAAAAAGTATAGTAAGTGGAAACTTTTCACTAAACCCTGTATATGAACGGGGGATTATAAGTGCAGGAACTAAGGCCAAATCCGCTGCGAAAAATAGTTTACTTGGTTCATCAGCAGGTAATGCCATCTCGGCCGCAAATTCATTAGGAATTGAGATCCCAGCGGTCAACGATCTTGGAATTTCATCTGATGACAGTCCCATGTTTGCAATATTTAAATTAGCTTCATTTGGTCTAAAATCCATTTGTGCAAGTGTTGACGGAACAAGTGGTTCATCTAAGACAGAAAATAAACTCGGTTGGTTGCTTTCAATTGGAATTGATTTGACATTACTTGCTTTGTTAATGAGTTTGTTTGAAAAACTAAGAAATTTAAAATTTAATTTTGGTGGATTTGATGGGTTTAACTTAGATAACCTATTGTTTGACCTATGTGACTGGGTAAACAAACTTGAATACAAAAACACATTGGTAGATACTTTTAGAAATGAGGGTAACAAACTTCTCACCGACGCAGAATTAACAAAACAACTAGGGGATACTTTCATACAAGACGGAACATATAATTCATTTGCAAGAAATAACACAGACTTTGACATGAACTATAAATCATTAGTTGGAGATTTAAGTGAGATACAGGACTCTGCAAAAAACTTTGGCCAAACTAACATAGGATTGACTAAGGATGATAAGAGCATAGCTCAGGTTAAATTCGATCCACTAACTGGGTTGTTTCGAGAGAAACAAAAAACAGGTGAACCACAACCAACCCCTGTGGGTGGAACAATGGCCAATTTGTCTATAGGGGGTCCTGGTGTGTCTATCAATGACATTAAAAACTCAACAACAGGGTCATTTAGCATAGACAAAGCAAACACACCCACACGGGGTTCATCAACCACACCTCCCACGCAGAATATACCCCAACACTTATACACCACCCCAGCTGAAAAAAATAATTTAACTAAGTTGTTGAGTCGTGAACTAACTCCTGTTCCAGATCAGGCCACAGAAACAACTTCTTTTCTATCTGGTGAGAAAATAACAAGAGAGTCGTTACGTGGAACCGTACTGGAAAACGCAGATTTAAATGCAGTATCACTACTTGATAAAGAAGACTTAGATACTTTAAAAAATACAGATGAAGTTGATGCAGCTGTAGCAAACGCGACCAACTTATATAAAGAAGAGTTTTCCAGAGAACTTGAAAAAACGGAAAAACGTATTCTAAAAAAAAGTGATTCTGGAGCCATCTTTGGAAAACAACTACCTGAGTTAACAGGGAATCAGATATTGTTAAACTCAGAGCGCATACTAATTTCATCAAAAACACAGGAAACAGGAATTTTTTCTAAAAAAAAGTTCTTTGTGACAACAGATGACGAAATAACAATGGACGCGAAAAGTCGTATTGTACTACGCAGTGATGCTCACATATCATTTGCCACTCCAAGTATTCATCTGGGGAGTTATACATCAGAGTGCCACCCGACATTGAAGGGTGATTGCACAACTGCTTGGTTAAGTGACCTATGTGGTTGGTTGTCTTCTCACGTACACCACGACCCATATATAACAACATCAAGACCAGCCCAACAGGGTCAACTTGCAAGTTTACGTGCAAGATTGCCTACATTATTAAGTGAACGGATATTTATATCTGGATAAGTTATATATTTATATTTATTAAAGTTATGAAAAAATCAGAATTAGTTGAAATAATAAGAGTTGCAGTTCGCAAGGAACTGAAGAGTACTATACCGGTTATGTTAAAAGAATATATTGGCTCTGCTGGTGTTTTAAATCCAACCGAAGACATTGTTGAGGTTGCTAGAAACAAAATAAGTGTATCTAGAAAAAAACAACCAAAAAAACCACAAAAACACTATACGAATAACCTCGCTATAAATAAAATTTTAAATGAAACCGTAGGAGGTATCCCACAAGAGGGTAATATGGTAAGTGGTGGACCACAACAAGTTAATGAATTTACGGATCATACGGGCAATGGGGTTGATATCAACAAGCTACCCGATCATGTTTCAAATGCGCTAACACGAGATTATTCAGATGTAATGAAGTTGGTAGACGCAAAACGGGGTGGGGGTTCTTGATGGAAGATAGGATTCCAGTTGGGATTGTTATGCCTTATCGCAGAGGGGATTCTGGTTTTTTTAAACAGACATATTCTGATATGGAACGTGCCATCAACAATTTAAAAATGTTACTAATGACGGCAAAAGGAGAACGTCCTATGATGCCAACATACGGAAGCGATTTACGAGAAATAATATTTGAAAATAACACAGAGGGCCTTGCCGATGATTTACTAGAAGATGCCGTAAAATCTGCTACGGAAACATGGATGCCAGAGGTGCATATAAACTCAGTTATAACTGAACGTGACTTAAGAAACCAACCAGAGAGTGTAGTTTTAAAAATAAAGTTTTTTATTGCTAATATTCCGGATTCTGATCAAGAATTAACCATTTCAATTTAGATATGACAGACATAGAAAACATTGAAAAAATAAAGACAACCTCCAGAGATATAGATTACTTAGGAAAGGATTTTAACTCATTTCGAGCCAACTTAATTGAGTACTCAAAATCATATTTCCCAAAGACATATAAAGACTTTAGTGAAAATTCAACAGGAATGATGTTCATTGAAATGGCAAGTTATGTGGGTGACGTTTTATCATACTATATAGATTATCAGTTCAAGGAGGGTTTTATTCAACACGCAGAAGAGCGTAAAAATGTAGTTACTCTTGCAAATTACCTTGGATATCAACCAAAGCCGGCATCAGCTGCGTTTGTAGAACTTGAAGTTTTTCAACTCGTACCTTCGGTATTAGATCAAGAAACAAGCAAAGTGGTTCCGGATTTTAGATTTTCAATGAATATACTAGCTGGTATGGAAGTTCAATCATCGGAGGCCACACCAACTACATTCAGAACACTGCAGGCTGTAAGCTTTATGGAGGATACAAAGGAGAGTCCACGTGAAGTTTCTGTTTTTCAAAGAGACCCAGACACCAGTGAGCCAACTTTTTATTTGTTAAAAAAGAAAACTATGGCGTCCGCTGGAACTAGAAAAGTTCGTGAGGTTATGGTCGGCCCTGCTGAAGAATATTATGAAATCGAGTTAATAGAACCAGATGTACTTGAAATAGTCAATATTGAAGATGACCGAAAAAACAAGTATTATCAAGTACCAACATTGGCCAGTGACACAATTTTCTTACAAGATGAAAACACCCAAAAAAGAAATCCATTTTATTCAGAGTATGCAGAATCTGTACCATATGTGTTAAAACTACTAAGAACCTCCCGTAGATTTACAACCAGAGTAAATTCTGACAATACTACTACTATTGAATTCGGTCAGGGTCGTGATAAACTTGACGATGAAATAATAATTCCAAATTTAAATAATGTGGGACGGGTAATTGAAACTGATCGTGTATTTGAGGTTGCATACGATCCAGCTAACTTTCTTAAGACAAAGAGTTACGGAGAGGCTCCTGCCAACACAAAACTTACAGTTGAATACTATGTAGGTGGAGGTACCCAGTCAAATATAGCATCGAATACACTTAACACTATAACAAGAATTGAATATGGTGATTCGGTCGAATATTTAGATGAGTCCGATAGAAATATATTAAATCAATTAAAATCAAGTATTCGTGTTAATAACCCCAAACCAGCGTTGGGTGGCAGAGGTCCAGAGACAACCGATGAAATTAGAAAAAATGCACTTTCTTATTTTTCTGCACAAAACCGTGCAGTTACCCGTGAGGATTATGTTGTTAGAACATATTCAATGCCAACAAAATTTGGTGCTATAGCTAAGGCGTATGTTTCACCTGACGGAATATTAGACACACGAACTCAGTTTGAGTTTATTAATAATTTAGGGGAATCTACATCAAAGTTATCTAATACAGGTTTAACAAACGCATATGGTGAAATTAACAATCCATATGCTATTAATTTATATGTTCTGAGCTATGACAAAAACAAAAACTTAGTTTCTCCAAATGAGTTGGTCTATAAAAATTTAAGAACATACCTAAATCAGTACAAACTTTTAACTGATGGAATAAATATAACCGATGCGTTTGTAGTTAATATTGGAATTGAGATAGAGATTGCGGTTTTTAAAACATACAATAAAATAGAAGTTTTAGACGAAGTTATATCAGACGTAAAGTCTTATTTTAATATAGATAAGTGGAGCATCGGTCAGTCAATAGAACTCAGTGAGCTGGAACTTGAAATAAGTAAAGTTAGGGGTGTTAAGTCAGCAGTAAATGTTAGAATATACAATAAAACTATTAATGATGGAAACTACTCCGACAACGAATATAATTTAGAGTCGGCCACATATAATAAAGTTATATATCCATCTGTCGATCCTTGTATTTTTGAATTGAAGTTTCCTGACCGTGACGTAGTTGGGAGGGTGGTGGAATGAACACATTTATATACACAAGTTCAGACGCAACAATATATAAGCATAAAAATAACGAGGATCTAAACACTGGTTTTGATGAAATATTAGAACTGAAGAATGAGTTTTCAGAAGAAGGTGGTCATCATGTTAGTCGGTTGGTTCTAAACCACGTTATAGATGCTAACAGTGTATCTAAAACCCCCTTGATAGACTCCGAGTTTTACCTAAACTTAAAAATAACGGAATCTAGGGAACTTGCTGGAGATTCTGAGATTGAAGTGTTTCCCTTGAAGAGACCCTGGGAAGAAGGTCATGGTAGAAAATATGATGGAGTTAACAACGGGGTCACGTGGAATCTTACATCGACCGGTGTTAGTTGGTCAACCCCCGGTGGGGATTTTTACGAAGCAGATGAGTTGGAGGCTAATTACGGAATAGAAAAAATACCCACATTCACGTTCAAAAAAAGAACATCGGACGTAGTCTTGAACATAACAGAATATGTTAAGTTGTGGATTTCTGGTCTTGTTGAAAATAATGGTATATTAGTAAAATTTAAAAACGAAGCAATTTCGTCGTGTGGTGGTGTTAGTTTTTTCTCAAAAGATACAAATACGATATATGCTCCTTATGTTAAAACTTCTTATTATGATTATATATTTGATCCGTGTGGGTGTGAAAAAATTCCAACTATAAAGTGCAGGTACGACTCATCTACATCTGACATGGTTATCAATACCAGTGGTTCGTTGAATGAATTAAGTGAAACATTGGGTTGTATAAGTGGTACACACGATACAAGTGGTTCGGTGGAACTGAATCACAACATGGAGTATTCATTTGTAACAAAAAATCCAAGTATATCATATATTTCACATGACAATTTGTCGGTATCTTTAGTTGGGTTGAAATCAAAAATTTCAGCAAAAGAGCAACTTAGAATTAAAGTGGCGGTCAGAGACAAATACCCTGTAAAAACATTTAAACCAAGTTCACGATACACACACGACAATTTTGTTGACTTTCCAATTTATTATTCTGTTATAGACGCAGATACACTTGAACGGGTTTTGGATTTCAACAAATATTCCAGGATCAGTTGTAACCACACTGGTCATTATTTTGACTTTGATTTCGGGTGTCTTGCCATCGGCCGAGTTTATTATTTTGAAATTAGAGTCGAGAGTACAAATCAAACAAAGATATATACCGACAAAATAAAGTTTGTTATAGAACGATGAAAAAAAACTTAGATTTTTTAGAAAAGTATGATTTCAACCTAGAATCATATAACGAGTATATTTCAAAAAAAATATCCAAAGATCTTCTGGATGATTTTGGTAATTTAATACTAAGTGCAAATATAGAAGAACCAAATATTACCGAAGTTGAAAAATTCGTTTTAAAAGTTCCTGCGAAAAAGAAAAAGTTAAAAAAAACACAAGTCGAACTTTTTATGGATACTCACGTAACTGAGTTCGAGGATAAGGAGGATGAGGAGGGTGTGGCATCCGATTCCGAGGGCCCTGTAGTCGACTTAGCAGATGAAATTGACAACGAGGTCAGATCACAAATTGATCAAGAGCGTATATTACAGACTCAACTTGATGAAATGTCAGATATTCTAGATTCCGAGATTGAAAAGGGGGTTCACTTTCAAGAAAAATCTTCAGAAAACTTCACCGCCGCAAAAAATATTATAATATCACAAAGGATTTCTGCCGGGGAAGGAAATGTTCCATCAGACTTTAGTAACAAGTTTCCCTTTTTACCTTTGGGTGAAACAACCGAATCCGAAACGGACTCATTTCCGTTTTTGTCCGAGTAAGTGAGACATGAGTGAATACATAAAAATGGTTAAAAGACCACCCTCTAATCAAGAATTTGATTTTCCAAGATCATCGTTGGTTTCGGAAGACTTGTATAGAATTGTGGTAAGTGACAGTGATGACAGTCCTGTTTACAACTTTGGTCGAAATCCAAAGGATATAGCAGAGTTTTCAATTTACTCAAACGATAATAAAGTAATAAAGACAAAAATAATTAAACCAGTTGATTCGTTTAAACGAAAAACTTTTGATTTTACTGATTATGATGGAGTAAGACGAGTGGGGTCGTTATCATTGTTTGATACAAAGTATGAGGTCACGGAGGATAATGAACTTGTATTATCTCCTACACACGAACTAAGAGAGTTGGGAGAACAAGGTGGTTCTTTTTTGGTAGGTGTATCAATGAAGCAGGAATTAATAGGATCACACGAGTCCACGTCTAAACTTCTGATTCAAGACATCTCACCAAGTAGAACAGAGATTAAGATAATACCAAGTTCACTAAAAACAAGTCTTAGACCACTTGATGTGGCTCTTAATGCAGAATATTTAAATTATTTCAACAAAAAAATTCCGGTTTCTCATATATTTTATGAAATACCCTCGTTACTCAGTGAAACCGAAACTAGAGTGCATGTCAAAAATTTAATTGCAAATGGGTATCTTGTAGAAAACTTAAAAGAAAGACTTTATGAGTTAGTAGACTTTTATAATTTTACATCCTTAGATGGGTTTTCACATGATTGTGATGAGGTGTATGATGAAATAAAATCTTTGTACTTAAATACATTCTTATACAACTACAATAGTACATATACCCGCGGGGAATTTTCCAATGAATACGAAAAGTGTGTCGACTATGTTTTAAATAAAACACCCAAATTTAAAAATACTTCAGATAAATTACATACTAAGTATAAATCACTTTATAAAGAGGTTCTCATAACGATGTTCAATTTTAATAGATTGGGTGCTTTGTTTGATGAAAAATTCGAATCATATCTATCAACCAGTATGGTATTTGAAACAGGTGAACAAATTTCTGTATTATCAACAGCTCGCAGTACAGACAACATTTCTGACTCAGATAAGCACAGACCTTTGTTATTTAAACTTCAACAGCCACTGTCACAGAGCATTAAAGTCGGTGCATCATTTCATTTGCTTGGTTTATTTTATTCCGATGACATTATACAAAGAACTATTTTGTATAAAAAAGTAAAACCAAAGTTATATAAACTTAGAAATCCTGATCTAAGTGGCATTGCTTCACAAGGTACCAGAAGTTATACATCTGAGCAGTTAAATAAAAATAAATCACAAATAGAAAAGGAGTCTTTATTAAATCTCAATTCTACTGATCCTGGCATATTGGAGAAGATAAAAGAAGTTGAAGCTGAGTGGAGAGATGAGGTATTTGGGTCACCAATAAAAATTACAGAAGAAATATCAAATTATTTTAACAATCAAACTGAGGACTATTATCTGTCTGTTGATTATTCCGATTTTAAAAATTTCATACGATATTCATCTGCCCGTAAACGATTGGATGTTTTTATTTTAAAATTAACTAAAATTTCAAAATATGACAGAGAGATGGAGGAAATACGAAGAGCATATAGAGGTAGCACACCCGAGAAGTTTAGCAGACTCTCATATGACACAGAGATCGAACGATTAAACAACGAAAAAGTACAGATTTTAAATTCACTGGACGGATACGAGAGGTTTTTATATTTTGAGGACATAACCGAACTGGCCGACTCGGCTAGGGATATAAAAATACGAATAGATGAACTAATGCAAAAAAAAATCTCACAAGGAGATTCTTCGGGTGAACTTGATTCTAAAATAAAAGAATTAGAATCAGATTTGCTATACACTTATATAAGTTGGCCAAGAGCAGAATTTAATTGTGACAATGTAGATGACTGGAGTCCAAACGCAGTTGATTACAGAGAACACGATGTTGTGTATGTGGCAGACCACATTTATATACTAGTAGGACCCGAACCGGTTAGTTCACTTGATATACCCGGTGTTAGTGATAGGTGGTCGTTATTTTGTAGTTGTGAGGAGTGTGTTGGAAAAAAAATCCCACTAAATACAACATCTTATTCATTTTTAACATCACGTGACTATTATCGTCCCATGCCAATACCTGAGGATATGGAAGCTTTCTCAAAAACAACAGGATATACCTGGTATTCTGAAAAGGCCCGTGAAGCTGAAGCATATGATAAGCAAAACGACAATTCTTTTGCCAATAACACACCTGAATTTATTATCCGCGATCCGGACAATGAAGAATATTTTGAATTTTTATCATTTATTGGTCACCAATTTGATTTAATACATTTGTATGTAGAGGGGGTCGGTACTATTAAAAAACCTCTTAACAACCCTGATAAAGGAATTCCAAACGAATTGGTCTCTCATATGCTTGGATATTTTGGTGGGAGTTTTGAAGGGTATGATGAAGGGGAAATAAATTCACTGGCACGTGATATTAAGACAGATGAGGAACTTGCATTTGTTAAGAAATTTAAACAAAAAAAACACTTAGTGTGGAGACGTATACTAAATAATTTACCATATATTTTAAAAACAATAGGAACAGAAAAATCCATTCGTGCTTTGTTTAGGTGTTATGGAGTACCAGATTATTTATTTAAAATACGAGAGTTCGGGGGAATTGAATACAACACCGAAACCAGTGATAAGGTATTGTATACATTTGATTCGTTTGACTATTTTCTTAAAATTGAAAGAGATAATCAGTATATAGAACTCGACTGGAAAACTGAAACATATCAGTCAAGGTGTGTGGAATTAAAATTTTCATTTAATGAAGATTTATGTGACATAACATCTGATATAGAAATTTTAGCATCAAAGAAGGATCTGACGGAAAACCAATCAGTTTCCACGAATTGGAGTTTTGGGTTCACACCCGAATCAACAAAAAATAACACCACCTCAGAACAACATGGTTGGGGTAGGTTTTATATTAAAATCGGCCAATTTATTACATATCTGGCAGATATAGAAGGCAATGAGATGGTATATGGATTTTCGTCAAAAGAATTTAATGTACTGATTCAGGTAGTTGAATCCGAACGATGGACCGATTCTGGAGTAGAAGCTTTTGTAAAAAGATACTCCGATGAAGATTTAGTTTACAACGGATATTCTAAAATAGCTCTACCTCGCACAGATATAAATAATTTTCTAGGTTCACCAAAACTCATTTTCGGAAATTATTATGGTTCTAATTTTTTCGGAACACTTGATAGATTGCGAATATATACAAAACCAATTAAAGAAGTTCGGTTTGAAAACCACATAAAGTTCAATCAATCGTATGATGTGGATGACCCATATGAACTGGACGACATCTTGGTGTTTAAGGCCAATTTTGATTTTCCATATAAACTAAATGATTTATTGGGTAGTTGGGACGAAACAAAAACCGATTACATATCAGGTGACAAGGTTTTATATGGTGAGAATGTATTTGTGTATGTAGGAGTGGGTGATAACAATACCAATGGCCAACCGGATGAATCTCCTGCGTGGGAGTTGGATCAATCTGGAGTGGAGTCTCATATACAAAACACTTCATTTAGAAAAGATTCACCTGAGTGGGCAACTGTGTATAATTTTACTAGTGTCGACTATCCATATGACTTCGGTGGAAGTAACAAGAGAAACTTTGCCAAACTTCCCGCATACGGTTCACAGGTTTTTAATAATAGTAAAATTAGAATTGAGACTCAGACACTTGAAACTCAGTTGTCTGTGTCAAAGAGGAGTACTAAAAAAAGTGGTGATCGGTTAACAATTGATACCAACAAACTTGGAGTTTACTTTAGTCCATCTGATTTAATTAATCATGAAATTTTAAGATTTTTTGGTGATTTCGATCTCGGAGACTATATAGGAGACCCGTCTGAGTTGTACAATGAAACTTATAGTGGATTTAATGAAATCAAAAATTTATTTTTCAAAAACGGGTTTGGTAGAATTGATTTTTCTTATTATCTATCTATTTTAGAATCATATTTAGACCCATCTTTGTTTAAAAATATAGAAAAAATAATTCCGGCCCGTACACTATTAGTTTCTGGGTTGGTAGTAGAACCATCTTTACTTGAAAGAAGTAAAATTCAAAGACGGCCGATTGATAACGAGTTAGTGGTCTATGACGATATCCACATAAATGTAGGTATCAGAAACAAAAATATAACAGATTTGGCTAACAATAGATCTTATTATGATCTAGACAACGAAAACGCACATTGCCTGCAATTAAATATAGCACATACAACACAGACTTCAAATACATATCCATCTGAGTTTAATTCTAATGTATATGAAAATATTCCAGACGATTTAATGTATGGAATTAGTTCGTATCGTGGTACATTTTCCAATCATATAGCATCGTTTGACAATAAGTCATATGAACGATATGTAAAAATAGATAAACAGTCACGAAAATACAATTCACTGAGAATATACGGGAGTGTGCTTAAGAATTCAAATTTGGATTGTCAAATTTTCGGAACGGTCGGGGGTTCACACAATCCTTTGTTTTATGTTCACAAAGATGTTACATTAAATGGAATTGCATTGTATGACAATCTTATATCACCGGAACAATATATAAATGATTATGCTCCGTTTTCATTTTCATTTTCTGGACACATGATATCGGGTCGTGTCCATGGCTGGGCCAACATAACTATTCAAAACGGAACAATTAAAAACTTTATTGTAAATGGAAGGTTCGGTGGCACGCTGTTTTCTGAGTGTGATTTAAGACTTGCATCATCTCAATTCTCAGATGATATTGATAGAATAATTTATAAAAAACAACTATCACCAGCTCCGACAAAAAGTACAGCATCGAAAACAGACTCTTTGTATACTAAGATACTTTCAAACAAGACAACCTCTGAAATAAATTTAATCAAAATTCCAGACACAATATCTCACAGATTTTCTCTTAATATAGATAATAATACATTTTTTACATTAAGAAATAATTCAAGACAGTATATAACCGCAGAAGGATTATATAGATGTAGGATACATATGTTTGTTGCAAGTGAGTTAACCCCACCTCCAATTTGCACATTTAACGTCAGTTGGACACGAATAGATGACCAAACGAATAAAGAGAATGATGTTTTAAATTTTAAAAGGTCTGCCTATGATTATGTACACAATTTAAAATTATCTGAATCAACCGATTTATCTAAAATTAAAAGTGCGTTTGAACTTCCTGAGCTGGTGGTGACTGACACAACAAAACTAACTACTTCCTATAAAAAAACCGAAGCAGAGTATTCATGTGAAGAGAGGTCCGGTAGATATGAAGTTCCTGAAATTATTAATCGCACGAAGGTTACTTCCGAATCTAATATACTGGATGCTCATCTAGGTGATGTGATCCACAGAAAATCATATAAAATTCCTTTTAATTTTAATCAATCACTAAAAACTGACAAAGATACACATGAGTCTGACATTAAGTTAGGTGTAAACTACGATGGGGTTATGCTAAACATTGAGGTCACAGACTCAAACGAACTTGTGTATAAAACTAATATTTTGCAGTATAAACTAACCGATTTACACGATTTAACCAACATAAATTTTAGTGAAGGTGAGTTGAGTGTTGTTACGACAAATAACTTTTCGGCAACAGTCGGTGATGTAGTTTTATTAACAGATTCAGTTTGGTCTGCTGAGAGTGGTTTGTTATTTAACTTAAATGAAACTTATTATACATTTGTACACACAGAAGATGTTAATGGAACACACAAACGAATTGTCCTTTCCATACCAGAATATATGAAAAACTGGCCAAATTCTGTTGAATATGTGGGTGGAGGGACAATACACAAGTTGCCGTCTGAAGTGGAGTATTATCATAAAATTAGAGGGGTTTCGTATAAACTAACCGCATCATGTTCGTATCACACCGACCCGGTCAGAGTTTCTGTGCCAAAAAAGGTAACGACCACACCTGATGTAGGGGATATGATAAATTGTGTTTTTCGAGAAGGTGCGTTTTTATGGAAAGAGTTTGGTCTGCGTGTATTAACTAACGCAACGGTACTGAAAGTATCTCAGATAAACGATATATACGACGAACATCACGGAGAGACAATGATTAGAGTAGAAACAGAAGAGACTATAAACGGAAATAAGTATGTCGAGTTCGTACCATCGGCGGAATATGTATATGCGTTTTCCGTCACATCCACCCGTAATCAAAACAGAACAAACTATCAAGTGAAACTCGCGTCAAAATATAATATTCAACTTGGACCATCCCCCACACCTATTTCTGTTCAGAAAATTTATCACAATATTTTAATAGATAACGTAATTGAACTTGAATCTCCGTTTGACTATTTTAATATAGTAGATGTAGTCCCGTCTGGAAAAAAAATATTAAACGGAAACTTAAAAACCCATAGACGATATTTTTCAACCACCAATAAACAAGAATCTAGAAAATTATCTAGATTACACTGCCGACGATCAAGCAGTAATTTAAATAATACTATATCCCCGGACGGAATCACCGACAACTCTCCACCGATAGTGCGTACTCGTAAGTCATCTATAAAGGATGGACTTGGTGATTCGTTTTGGTATCTAGAGGACAAGACATACTCTGTTGTGTTACCGTGTGGAGTTGGTGACCGGGAGGTTCACGAAACAACCACACCAACCACTACAATGGAAGTAATAGATGATTCTAAGTTAAATTTAGATTCTTTGGTTTTTTATTACACATTTGAGAATGTAAATCCAGATGAGACAATTGTCCATGACATGTCCGGCAATGAACGTGATGGTAATATTAATTTAGGTTTGGTGAAAACTGGAGGCCTTGGCCGGCAATATAAAAAAGTAATATCACTTGATAATAATATAAAGCCAAATCAGAATAATACAAATGCGTACATAGAGATTCCAACAAATTCCGATGTTAAAACCGATAAATGTACTATAAGTTTTTGGATAAAACCCATCGGTGAAAGTGCAGATAACTCCGGAATAGTGTTTAATAATTCTCCGGAGCAAACCACTCGTCATGGTGTAGTTATAAATCCCAATGGAAATAAGTTTTCCCTTGGATACACGTGGGCTTCCTCGGTTGATTCATACTTGGTCGATTTAAATGTAAAGTTAGAAGAAGATGCTTGGAATCATGTGTCTATTATTATATATAAAAATGGAATTACACGTGTGTTTTTAAACAAAAAGTACGTCAAGATGTATGATTTGGGGGTTTATCACGACATGGTAATTTTTGATAAACTTGAAGTAGGTAGATTTTCTGGTATGATAGATGACATACGATTTTATACTGACGAACTTTCATTTGGTGAAGTTGAATTGAAAACGAATGCCGGTGGCCAAGTAGCAGAGTTGTATGACACAACACGTGATTCAAATAATTTGACAACCGAACCATCAATCGAGTGTCAAGAGTTCCCCTTTTTGCGATTTTTTGAATTTGATTATTACCAAGACCGACTTTTTACCGAGGCCTCGGTTTGGTACAACGAGAACGTCCATCGTAAAGAAGACATATCACTTGAACCTGAAATCGCAGCTAGAATGAAATACGCAATTTCCGGTGGACCAAACGAGGGTATGAAAAAATTTGCATCTGTAGAATTTATGGGAAATTTGTGTGGTCATGTAAAAGAAGCAAGTTAATTTAATAAATTTTTCACTTATATAAATATTTATATACTAAAACTTATCAAAAAATATATATATTAGTAATGGGTTATCTAAATAATGAAACAATCACCGTAGAGGCGGTGCTAACAAAACGAGGTCGTGAGTTGCTTGCATCTGATCGTGGGTTAAATATTACAAGTTTTGCCTTGGCCGATGATGAAATTGATTATACACTATACGACCCAGATCATCCCGATGGTTCACAATACTTTGATTTGGCACTCAGAAACACACCTGTGTTTGAACCACTTACTGACGAAACACAATCATTGAAATATAAACTGGTAACATTGCCCCCAGGAACACAACACATACCGGTTATTAAACTTGGTCAGCAGAGTATTACTCTTGATAAAGATTATAATGGAGTTGTTACACTGAACCCCACTACAAACCCTGTGTATAATACCCAACTTGGCTATACTGCTGTATTATCTAATCGGGAAGTGGGTACGATTGTCGGCTCGGGAGTAGATGAGTCGGTTGGTGAGAATACTTCCATATTTCTAGGAGACACAGCAAGCACATTTGCACAGACAACTGTAGGATTAACTTTTGATTTTAGAGTAAACCCGTCCATAACTAAAAATGTGGGGGCAAATTTAACAATTATAGGTAACGAAAGTGGTGGGTCGATAACAATACCAGTTAATGTACTCGCAGAACCACTCGAAGGGATATCAGAGTCTGGTAATATAGGATACTAATATGGCCATTTTTAAAGAATTAGATGAAACTGATAAGGTTGCCGGTAGAGTTACGTCTGTACACGATGGTTTGTTTAGTGGTGATAACCCATCCGAGATGGTAAATTTTTTCTATGATGAAGAATCACACGAAACTCCACTGGCCATGGCGTCGTCTGTAAAAGACATAGAAGATAACTGGATCTCACCAAGGAAAGAGGATTATTATACTGATATATATCACGAAGAAGTATATGTGGCTGGACTTTTAAACCAAAACACAGAACAACAATTTTCAATATCATACGGTCATGTCAATGGGTTCGGTAGTCCGATTAAGGCGGCATTCAATAACAAAACCCCACAGATAACAAAAACTGTATATAGTCAGTATAAAAATATATTATTGAATCCTGATGATAAACGATTTACATTTACCCGTAGGGTTGATAACTCCTTTGTTGGATATGATGCTGACAGTGTTCATATTATAAATTTTAGCACATCTCGTATGAAAGAGAGAATAGACGAGGGTAATTTTTTATTTTCTCTGGGAGTATCCGTGAACGATGATATAAATTACAAAGTATCTTTTCAAGATGCGAGTGTATTTGGAACACGACTTAGTTTTGTTGCATCATCACCACAGTTTGGTCGTGTATTTGATTTAGTTAAGGTCGGAGAATCCGACCGGTATAACAACGATGATTCGGATGTCATAAAAATGACAACAGAACCAGAAAATTCGATTGATTCATCTGGTTTTGATATTAAATATTCACCTGTTAGTAATCTTGGATTTGGGTTAGTGTATCCAGACCTGGGTATTATTGTAATAAACACTGTAGCCATTTCTGAGCAATTGTGTGAAGGATTAGATGCAGCTGTTAAAAAATATGAAAAATTAAAAAATACTATACCAAGTGGTTATGTTAAAGAAGAGAATGAAGGTGCTAAATTTGCCTGGCACGGGGATGTATCTCCTTTATATTCTACAGACTCTGGTGAACTAACTAGTGTTAATGAACTTGGTGTAGAACAGACAAATAGTGCAGAGAGTAATAATATTCACAATCCAAATACATGGTTAACGACCGACTCTAGCCAGATTCTGCTAAAACGGGCAGGTGGAGATAAAAACTATCAAAACTTTTTAAAATTGGCAACAGCTCTAAAAAAAGGAAGAAAATTTGAATGCAGAAGTACGGAAATGATACCGTCTAAGCATTATTTTATCCGAATTAAGAACACGGATTTTAATTACAGTAACAATCCATCATTTGTATATCAGGGGTACGAGGCCCGAACTCTTGCCACACGTGCAAATGCAGAGTTGGATAATTATTTAGGAAGAATCAGATTCGACTCCTTTGTAGATGACCCACGTGTATATATTACAACTGTTGGTTTATACAACGATGATAACGAATTAGTGGCGGTGGCAAAACTAAGTCGACCAATTTTAAAAACTTTTGACTCAGAGGCTCTCATTAAAGTAAAATTAGATTTTTAAATTTTTTGTATTTTTTAACAAAAAATATATTTATATTTTATGATCAAGAGACTCAAAAGTTCTGATAAAACTATTAGGCCGTTTACAACCTTTAAGTCGTGGAAACATTCAACTGTTGACAATCTTGATTCAATTGTGCTTGAGCAGCCATTATATGACTTAAAAACTCCGGATGGTGATATTATCTATTCAAGTAAAACTTGTTTACAAATTAGTGATATATTAAAGAACGAATATGGATTGGAGTCGGATGTTTGCAAACACCCAACGATAGATTTAGATTCTGTCAAACTTGAAAAAAAAATTCATAGTAATGTTAATTATGAAAATGGTATAGTGGTTTCCCCTGAAGAAATTAACACATCCGATAGAATTGCATTCCCTATCAAAAAAACAAATGGAAAAAAAACAAATGGAACATTTTATCCATCTGACCACCCGAAGTTTGATAAAACACACGAGTTGCTGAATTGGGATGGGAGTTACCAGAGGTTAGTGTATAATAATATAAAGCACTTATTCTATAATGACTATTTTGTTGAGCATTTTGATTATACTAGAAATAAAAAGTTAAATATAAAAAACCCACGAATGTTGTTTGGGGTGGAGAGTGCAGAATACCACGACCCCACACTGTTGGAGGATATTGACCAAGGAGACTCATACACAGGTCGAAAACTTGAACGTCGGGTTATTGAAGACGAAATAACTGTAGTTGAAATTTCTCAAAAAAATTTTGGTGATAAAATAAAACCTGGTTCGGTTCAAATACGAGATAACAGTTCAATGTATGATACCATTGAGGTGGTGGATGATGGTTATACTAATTTAGTTACAAATACATTTACATTTTCCGACATTAACACAATTGAATTTGATGATACCGTATGTGGGTTACATGAAAGTCACCAGTCCAACTCGTTTTCTTTTGGAAAAACAACATCTGCATATAAAGACTATTTACTTGTTGGGGCCCCGGTGAATGTAGATATACCAGATGAATCACAATCAGGATTGGTTGTTTTATATAAAAAAGATCAAGCAACAAACAATTTTAGGTGTATTCGTAGTTTTATGTGTCCGTTTACTCAAAATGGGTTGGCACTAGAACAACGTCAGGACCACAATGACTTATTGTTCAGTGAGTTAAGTGGTGCTCTGCTCGGCAAGGACTACTCGTTGAATGACCAATTTGGCAATGCACTAGAACTAACGGAGACTACCTGTGTAATTGGTTCACCACAGACACACATTCGGGGTACTGCATCTGAGTCAAGAACAGGCCATGTATTCGTTTATGATAAAAACAAGGGTGGGGTTGATAATTGGGGATTAGTAAACATCATCGAGGGGATTCCTGAAACCGAGTTCGGGCACTCAGTATCCGTCCACAATGAAAAAATGGCAATTGGAGCTCCTGGTGCTATGAACGGCCGTGGTGTTGTGTATATTTTTGAAAAGAAAATACGAACCGAGGATAGTCCGTGGATTCGTCTGACCGATGTACCTGAAGGTTATAAATTCAACAAGGAGCAGAATAAGAGGATTGGGTATCCATCTGGTGAAGAGTTGGTAGCCGTAAATAAAGATACAACCAGATGGAAAATCAATAGTGTTATACCACCTGGATCGCAACTTGGGTGTTTTCATTCTCCTGGATCAATTAACATAGATTCAATATGCGACTCTGGTAGTTATCTATCTGGTGAAATTATAACTAAAAAAACAGATGATATAATAAAACGATATAGGAGATCTGGATCATGGACTTCGGGAAGTTATGTGTCTGGAACATACGAATCTGGATGCGTTATTAATCCGGTCATTGAGTCTGGTAACTTTCTATCTGGTTGCATTGAGTCTGGTAACTTTCTATCTGGTTGCATTGAGTCTGGTAACTTTCTATCTGGTAACTTTCTATCTGGTAACTTTCTATCTGGTTGCATCGAGTCCGGAACAAACTTACACCCCACTACGGTAGATTGGAAGGAGTTTATATCTGGGTGTATGGTCGAAGAGATATTACCTGGGGTAGAAATAACATCGGGAAGCTTAGAACCGATTTATTATAATAATTGTATATCAGGAAGCAACGAGTTCGTGAGTGGAAGTATTTGCCCATGTGAAGTGTATACGTTTTCGGATGAAAAAATTATAGTAGAGTCTTCAATAGTTGATGAGGAATTGGATTTTGATTCAGGATACGAACCACATGAGTACACGAATACCCCTAATTTTGCCATAGGTGACTTTACGTGGGAACTTACTGATATCATTTACGGAGACCAAACTCAGACAAACACAACCACACCACATCCGTCCACCGAAACACCAAAATTAAATGCTAAATGTGAAAGATTTGGTGAGGTTGTAAAATTGCACGAAAATTATTTATATGTATCAACCCCGTCTTCCGAAAAACAAATAGTATATGTTCATAGATACACACAGGGAGGGTGTCCAACGGAGTGGAGTGTTGTAAACAAGATAACACGTGAGTATTTATGGTCAGCTGAAGGTGGTGAGTTCTCGTATTTCGGTACGGATTCGAGGAATGCTTCGGTTTTATACCCATACATTTACGAAAAACCAAAAGATGCTTCAGGTCACACAGTACACAATTTTGGAATTTCACTTGATGTAAATGATAGATTCCTTGTCATAGGTGACTCCCGAGATCGTGTGTATAAAAACAATTTAATTGAAAATGAGGGTGGGGTTGTATTTGTATTTTCTTCTAATGAAAATTTACATTTCAAGTATAAGATATTTTCACAAGAAGATAAAGAAGAGCCGGATACATTTAGATTTGGCCAGTCTGTTTCATTATATGAAACAAGCTTGGTTATTGGGTCACCTTCGATAGAAACTAGTAATATAACATTAGACGATGCCGGCAACTTACACGCAGATGACTACTTTTTTGGAGTATCAACATCAAATCAAGAGTTTATAGAATTTGGAGATACACAACTGAATACAGTTCAGGGAAAAACTTATTATTTTGATTTATTAGACAATAAATATGAATCTCTAAAGACGGTAACATCCACGAAAGAGAAGATGTCAATACGAAAACAATATGGTTATTCAGTCTCAATCACATCTGAGTTTATTTATGTAGGCTCTCCCATAATTGGGACATTTCCACACTATGGGTTGTCTACATTTGACGAAACCGTTATAGGTGTGGGTAAATCACAAGCATTGTTTTCATATTATGATAAAACTTTATATAGTTCGGATTTTTCTCATACGAACTTATCTGGATTGGTTGGTTTAGTAACGACATACGATTCAATCACAATAACCAGTAAAAAACAACTTCAAGTGGGAAATATATTTTATAAGAACGGAATAATCGTTTTATCTGGAATAAAATCTGGATATATGAAAGACTTTATGCAGAAAAGTGGCCACTCAGGGTATGAAATCAATTTCAAAGGTATGCACACTCTACATGAAACTGAAATTCTATGCAAAGTCGAACCGAACGAGTTTAATATGAGTACCAACCCAACCTCTGTGGTGCGTGATAAAGTTCCATATGACATTAACGGGGATGGTAAATTTGATATTTTTGATTTGATTTTTATATTCAAGTTTTTAACTGATACATCACCTGCGTCCATTCAAACTCAAGTAGAATTCACAGATACCGAACTTGAAACTGGCATATCCGTGGAGCAGGATACAATGTGGCCCAACTCAGATATATTACTAACTGAATCCGAAGATGCCATACTTAAATTTTTTGTAAACGAGTCATCTAATGTAAACAAAGACGAATATTCACTATATTTGCCGTATTTGCGACTTTTAAAAGAACGTGGCCACTTTGACATAAATAATGACGGTTTGTCAGACAGAACAGATGCAAAATTGATACTTCGTTACTTCCGTGGAAACTCTGGAGTAGATTTGGTGGGTGGGTTATTAACACCTGGTTCAAAGAGAAGAGTTGCTGTAGATATTATTAAGTTTTTAGACGAACGAACAGGAAAGTTTAATGGGGTGGAGATTTTAAAAGACTTTGAGTCATTTAGTGATTTAAGAAAACTTATAAAAAACGGAAAAAATTTAGATTCACTGAAACCACACGCAACTACAATTGGTTTATACGATGGTCTTTCTTTGGTCGGTGTTGCTAAACTCGGCCGACCAGTTAAAATAACTAATAGTTATCCAATAAATTTTTTAGTAAAATATGACGGTTAGTTCAATGTATCTTATATTTATATTAAAATTCATACACCGGAGAAAATAAATTATGGCAAAAGAAACAATAGGTTTTAATAGTGGTGCTGATCGTGCATCAATACAAATGGGTCTTGAAGAACGATTCGCAACAGGTAGTTTGATGTTGAGTGGGGGTGGGGCCGCAAATGGACTAACCTTTGAGGCGCAACGAGATCAAGGTACTAACTTCTTCAGTTATGGAGGAACTCGTGGGAGTTCTGGTGGAGGAACATACGAAGGAGGTAGTCTTGATAATACTATAAAAGTAGGAGACACCACGGGAGCGTACGGTAAAGGAGAACCTGTGCGTAACAACATAAAACACGCATCTAATCAAGCAGAGGTGACGATATACAGAAAAGGTCCCAACGGCCGAGTAGCAGATGCAAAAGCAGACCGAACATCAATAATCCAAAATTTCATGGACGACTCAGCCGCAAAAGGCACAGCTGGTTTTAGAATTGGAATAGACCGAGGAAACTTTACAACAGGAATGCCGTCTGCAAACAAAGAACCGACTGAGTATAATGCAGATAAAACCGTATTTAGACAATCTCAGTCAAGTGGAGGATACACCGTTCCTGGAGTAGATTCCAGTCTCGGTAAAGGCCCTGGATCAAACTTTATGAGTGATTCACCAACAGAGGGAGTCACCGTTAAAGGATTTACCCGTAGATTCGATGACGGGTTGCGGCTCACATATTCAGATTACGGAGGAGGTAACCCCAACACAGTAACCGGTCCAACGGCAGATAATAGTGCATTCCGACGTAACATGGATACTGTTTTATACGAAACCTCATTTACTGGTAAGGAAATATCATCCGAAGTAAACAACGGACGTGGTGTACTTTAATAGTTGATTTTTTTATTTAATTGATATACCATACTAGGTATGTCAGAAAATCAAATTTCCCTTGGACTTGATATTAGTTCAACCGTTGTAGGATATTGTGCGTCAATTTCCAAAGAAAAAGTAATTGATGCGGGGTATATCGATATACACAAAGAATCGAGTATTAAGAATAAAGCACACGCACTTGCAAGATATCTTGACCCCCGTTCAATTGACCCACATATTATAATAGTTGAAGATTCTTTGAGTGGATTCGGAGGGGGTCGAACGAGTCAACAAACGATTGTAAAACTCGCAAAGTGCAACGCAGTAATAAGTTATGTAATAGAGGCTTTGTATGAAGTAGAAGTCAATCATGTAAATGTATCAACTTTACGCAAAGCAGTATTAGGAAAAAGTCGTGAACAAGGAGTTGATAGTAAAACTTTTGTACGTGAACAACTTGAAAAAAAGATTGATTTAAATGAATTTATTGTCTATAATAGTAGAAAAAATTATGATAAAAGGAACTACGATATGTTGGACGCAACGGTAGCATCGCTATATCATTGGTATACTATTGACAATTGATGGGGATTTCCGAGCAAAAGTTATATGCCTTGTTGCAGAAGGTGTTAGGTGAAGGTAAAATCGTCTCTAAAGACGAAGCAATGTTTGTGTGTCCGTTTTCTCATCACCGTAAACCAAAGTTAGCAGTTAATCTTACAACACAACGTTGGCAAAGTTGGATTGATACAAATGCCAAAGGTCGTAGCATTTTTTCGTTATTCAAAAGAATGCAGGTTCCAAGCAATTATTTTGCAGAGTTATCCAAAATTGTCAAACTTCCAAAAAATACCAAACTTGCAGATACTGAAGAGCAATTTGTATCATTGCCCTATGAATTTAAAAGATTGACTGAAACACATACCGATTTTTCTTATTCTAAAGCAATGAGGTATTTAAAAAATCGTGGGATTGAATCATACGATATTGAAAGATACGATATAGGATATTGTGATAAAGGAGATTATGTGGGTCGTATCATCGTTCCTTCATTTGATGCAGACAACAAATTAAATTACTTTCTTGCAAGGGATTTTACAGGTACTGCTTATTTGAAATACAAAAATCCACCAGTGAGCAAAGATGTGGTTGTATTCGAAAACCAAATAGATTTCTCTGAACCTTTGATTTTATGCGAAGGTGTTTTTGACGCGATGGCAATTCGCAGAAATGCAATTGCTTTACTCGGAAAAAATATTCCAAGCAAACTTAAAATGCGTTTAATAGAACATGATGTAAAGGAAGTTAGTATTGTATTAGATAATGATGCGTATAAAAACGCATTATATATATCAGAAACTTTAATGAACGATAATATAAAAGTAAAATTGGTCAGAATGGGAAATGAAGACGCAGCCGATTTGGGATTTAACAAAATTATTCATAAAATCAGAGAAACTAATCTTCTTGATTTTAGTGAATTGATGAAACAAAAATTATGCATGAATTAAAAACTAATTTAAAGAATGTAGAAAAAGTATATCATTTGGCAGATATTCATATAAGAAATGTTAAACGACATACAGAATACTCGTTAGTGTTTGAAAACTTCTATAAACAGGTAAAAAAAGACAACTATGACAATGCAATAATTTTTATAGGTGGGGATATTGCTCATGCTAAGACAGAAATGAGTCCTGAGTTAATTCATCAAATATCTTCATTTTTAAGAGAGTGCTCAAAGCTCCATCCGACAATTGTAATTGCTGGTAACCACGATTGTAATCTAAATAATCCTGATCGTCTTGATGTATTATCTCCTATTATGGATATGATGGATGATGATAATCTTTTTTATCTTAAAAATAGTGGTTTATATAAAATAGGTGACGTTGCATTTGGGGTGTTTAGTATATTAGATGATCCAGAGAACTACATTTCGGGTCTGGATATAAACGATCCAAGTATTAAAACCAAAATTGCAGTTTATCATGGTGCAGTAAAACGTAGTATGACAGACATCGGGTATGTTGTCATGGGTGGTGACATTGAACTTCCTATGTTCAACGGGTATGACATTGTTATGTTGGGTGACATTCACAAACACCAAGTATTACAGGAATATCAATCAGAACATAAATTTATTCCAGAAGATAAAGTAGATGAATATAAACTAAAGGGGTGGTGTTTAGCAGATGACTAGTATATTAATCAGATGTAGAAACATTCACATCGGTGATGTTATTTTTTGTAGTAGTGTCGCAAAAAAGTTAAAAGAAAAAAATCCCAATTGTATTGTTCACTTTGATGTTAATTATCTACAACCTATAGAGTTGTTGACAAACAACCCATACATTGATGAAGTTTACTATAAAGAAAATGCGAATATAGAGTATGATGTTGTGCATGATGTAATGAATGAAGATGTATCTACACTTAGTCCATATGAGTCAGCGGTATCTCAGTTTCAACGTATGTGTGGAATTGAAAATTTCGACGATACCTTTGAAGTTTTTACAAATCCCCAACTTGATTATTCTATACAAAAAAGCATGGACGAGTTGACACAGATAGGAGATTGGGAATCTGACTTAGTTAAAATAGGTTATCAAGTTGATTGGGATAGAAAAAGTTTTTTATTTACTGAGGATCAGTATAATCGTGCAGAGGGTGGTGAAGACGGAACTGGATATGGAACTGGTAAAAGAAATATTTTTGATATAATAAAGTCTATGGAACTTTCACCAAAAGTTATGTTGTTTGCACTTGGTATAGAAGATACTATTTCAAAAAACTATCCATGTTTAAACTCAACAAGTAAATTTTCATTTACTGCAAGTTTAATGAAAAACTGCGATTATGTTGTGGGTGGTGAGGGGTGTCTTACTAATATATCATCTGCTCTTGGTACAAACACAATAATAACCACCGATTATATCCACCAAATGTTCGGACCAAAAGGAATATTGTGGCAACAAAATGGGGGTAGTGTAAATAATCTAGAAACAAGAATTCCGTATTTAGGACCTTGTAAATATTTTCCAAATGATAATCATGTTCACCTGAGTCCGTTTTTAACTGATTGCGAAGTAGGAGAACAAATTTTAGAAACTGCATTAAATGGACGAAGTTAAAGAAAAATATGTAAAGATAAAAAGGCATAATCAGAATAAACCAATCGTAGTTTATTCCGGAAGTATGATTCAACAAAACCACGGTGAAAAACCGTATGGTCATGGCTATGCATTGTGGGATTTACCGACACGTGAACATACCCACCACGAAGTTCATAATGATTATGGATATTATACAATCGAAGTGCGTGACGGAGAGTGTGTCAGTGATTTGAGTAAGTTACCAAAAAAAGCAAGACTTCGTGTAAAGGTATACAACACAACTGCAACGGAAACAAAGGAAATAATTGCAGACATTCGCAAGCGAACAAGTATAAGTGATTTAAATGTAACAAGGTGTGATGCTATATCAGAAGCTAAAAAGTTTGATCGTGATAATAAATTCGACTTTGGTGATATATCACTGGTTCAAGTTCAAAATGAGTTGATCGAAGATTATCTTCGTAGAAATTTTGTCGTAGAGGATGATCAAGTTCAAACCGCACTTGATATAAACAAAGAAGTGAATGATAAGTTGGTTGTAAAGGAAGTTCTTAGGAATTGTATTTGGAAACCCAAGAAGTTTGAGTTTGGTAATATGTTCAGTTACGGAGATGCAAATGTAGTTGATTTTACTAACATGAAAAGTGTTATGGGATTGTTTGCCTCAAATGCAAGTGGTAAAAGTAGTGTAATGAGTGCATTAAGTTTTTGTTTATTTGACAAATGTGATAGAGCATTCAAAGCAGCCCATGTACTTAACACACAAACAGACTCTTTTTACTGCAAATTAAATTTTGAAATTTCTGGAGTAAATTATTACATAGATAGAACTGCAACTACCAAAAAAAATGGTGATGTAACTGTCGTGGTTGACTTTTGGAAGCTAGATGAAGACGGCCAACAAGTATCTCTAAACGGTGAACAACGAGCAGGAACAAATGCTTCTATTCGTGACCACGTCGGTTCATATGATGATTTTGTATTAACAACACTGAGTTTGCAAAACAATAATGCAATTTTTATAGACAAAAGTCAAAGTGAAAGAAAGGATCTGCTTGCTCAGTTTATGGGCATTGATACATTTGATCAACTACATTCAACCGCATCTGAAGACATCAAGGAAATTAATGCTTTGTTGAAACGATTTAATCGTGAAGATTTTGATGAAACATTATCTGAAATCCAAGAAAAACTTGATGATGTCAAAACTAGATATACTGAACAGGATAGTAAAACTAATGTGGCACTACTTGAGCAGAAACGTTTCAATAAACAATTATCAGATAAAAACTCTCAATTTAAGAATTGTTCTTTTGACGAATCATCGGTGGACATAGACAAACTTGAGTTTACTAAAAAGAACTTACAAGAGCGACTAGAAGTTGCTGAAGAAAATAGAAATGGTGAATCGGATAGAAAAAAACAATTAGTAACGAAAAGAAAAACTAAATCAACAGAGTTATCTGCGTTAGATGGTATAGAAGAAAAGTATGTTGAGGTTTTAAAAATACGTGAAGACATAACTTTGGTTGAAAAAGACTTAGCAGTTCTTCGTACTTCTGTAAATGCTAAATTAGACAAACTCAAACACTATGATTGTCATGAGTATGATCCTGAGTGTAAGTTTTGCGTAACTAATTCAAAAAATCTTATAGAAAGTGCTTCGCAAACAAAAGAAGAACTTGACAAAGATAAAGCAGCTGCTGATGATCTTGTAACACAAAAAAATGAATTGTTAAAAATACTAGATGAATGTAAAGATGTTGAATCAAAATATGAAAAACTAGGTGAGTTAAAATCCACAACAACTCAACTTACATATGAAATAAATGAAGCAGACTCTAAGGTGCTTGCATTATCTAGTATGATAGAATCGTTGGAAAAGGATATTGTTATCAACGATAAAAATATAGAATCATATTACGAATGCAAGGACATCATAGAGTTTAATAAAAAACTGCAAGTAGATGTAAATGAAATTGAAACCAAACTAATTACGATAAATAATGTAGCAGATACGGAAACAGAAAAACTTCAAACTTTATTTGGTGAAGTTAAAATTGCTGAAAAAGAACACGAAGACATTTTGGCATCCATCGAGGAAGCAAAAAGTTACGAACGAAAAAAACGTGGTTACGAATTATATTTAGACGCAGTTAAACGTGACGGTATTTCATATGAACTTATTTCCAAAACAATTCCAAGTATTGAAAGTGAAGTTAATAACATTCTTTCTCAAATTGTTGATTTTGGTATGCAACTTGAAATGGACGGAAAACACATCTATTCAAAGATTACATATGAAGATCGTCATTGGCCTTTAGAAATGTGTAGTGGAATGGAACGTTTCATTAGCAGTATCGCAATGCGAGTAGCACTTATCAATGTAAGTAGTTTACCACGTTCCAATTTCCTTGTTATTGACGAAGGATGGGGTTCGTTAGACGGAGACAACATAAGTAGTGTATTTAATCTGTTTACCTATCTAAAAGGGCAGTTTGAGTTCATAATGGTTATAAGTCATTTGGATGTGATGAGAGATATGGTGGACGAGATTATAGAAATTCAAAAAGAAGGTTCTTTTAGTAAGATAAAATACGAAGCATAAAACATATTTAGATATATATTTATTATGTACCTGAAGTGTATTTATGGAAAATTCCGAAGAAAACCAAGAAGCCCAAGAAGAAACCCTTATTAAAGCAGGATTGCGTAAAGGGTATTTCACACTCGTTGAAGGGGTATACGATCCTGGTATTTTGAAGGCAGTATTTTTAGCAGGTGGCCCTGGTGCAGGTAAATCAGCAGTTGTAGACACTGTTTTTAATACTACACCCGAAGTAAAGTCATTAACATCATCGGGACTAAAAATTGTCAATAGTGATAGTTCATTTGAATACCTTCTAAAAAAAGCAGGACATAGTTTAGACTTGGGTTCACTTGACGATGAAGTATTTCAGCAAATAACAAGTGATGATCCGAATTCAATTCGGTCACGTGCCAAAAACATTATGCTTAAACAATACGAGAATTACAAGGATGGTAGATTGGGTGTAATTATTGATGGAACTGGTGATGATTATTCTAAGATTTCAAAGCAAAAGAAAGAGTTGGAAAAACTTGGTTATGATTGTTATATGGTATTTGTTAATACAACACTCGAAGTTGCACAACAACGAAATGCTTTCCGTGCAAGAAAACTTCCACGAAAAATTGTAGATACAATATGGAAAGATGTTCAAAAGAATATGGGAAAATTTCAAAGTTCCTTCAAGCAAAATTTCACGATTATAGATAACTCAGAAGATTTAAGAAGTAAAACAAAACCAGGTAAACTTGACCTCGCTCCATTTATATTGAAAGCAACTGCAAGATTCGTTGCAAAACCAATTCGCAATCCTATTGGTAAACAATGGATTACTTTGATGATGAAACACGATAAAATGAACAAGAGTGGTGATAAAAGAAATCGTGTTAATGAAGAACTTGATATGATATCAATGGAAAGTGTGATTCTTCCTATGGATTTAGAACGACATTTAAGTCGTTCAATTCATGTTATCAACAAGTTCAAGTTAAATGAAAAAAGAAATTTGGCAGTGCTAACTAGGTTAATTGAAAGTCTCAATTTAAATAGAAATCAAATAAACAAGTATTTTCATCAACTCAGAACTTTAAAATTTAGAGGAGAGAAATAGTGTTTGATAAACTTATAGATGAGCTTATTTCGGAAGATAAGTTGGGAGAAACTTGGAAACTTGAAATGGCTCCGAATCATGCTCGGTATAGTTTTTCGTCGTCCAAATCCGGTAATGAAAATTGGGCAAAAAAACTTGCAAATAAATTAACGCAAAAAGAAAAAGAAGATTTCAAATTCATAGGAATTTATAGTGAAGGTGATTCAACTGAAGGCCCTATTGTAGACGGCTATATATTTCATTGTACTGAAGAGTATTTGAATAAAGCACCTCATATGCATCGTGATAAACGCAAGGCCTGCAAACGACATCTTAAAACAGGTAAAGTAGAAGAATATCTTGAGGACTAATTATGAGCATCAAAGAATACAAACGATACAAAGATGATCCATTTTGGATGAAGTCAAAATACGATGGAGTTTCTGGTGAACAAAGATTACCTGTTCAACGCAGACTGCGTAAAGGTGAAGTAAAATTTAAGAAGGGTGATGAAATACTTTATTATCCAAAAGGAAAAGTAATATTAGTAGGAAAAAAAGCAGAACAAGCATATCGTGACTTTCAAGCAGCTGCTCAAGATGAAGATTTTTATATGTCCCAATACGAGGAGTCAAAAATGGAAAACACAAATGAAATTAAAATAACAAGTAAAGAGTATAAGAAGGCAATTGACTTTATGTCTGATATGCACTCTAGCATTTTGAAAGCAAAGGATAAAGTAATTAGATTTTTACAAAGAAAAGGATTTGATGACATGGCAGACAAATTGTCCGGTATGTCGAGTGGTCAGTTTAATTCGTTTGTGGCAAGCAAGGTGCATGAGCAAAAACTTAGAAATCAAATTAGAACAATCCTCACAGAGTTACTTAAAAAGTAAATGAAAAAAGTCTCCACAGAGTTTTATGCAAACGATTTAACGGAGTTTATGTTGGATGACTTGTTACATGAAAAGTCCGATGTTAAAAAAGTAATCGGAATATATCCTGGTAGGTTTCAACCTGCCGGTCTTCATCACTATAAAACATACAAGTGGTTAGACAAACAATTTGATGAAGCTTGGGTTGCAACAAGTGATAAAACTGATACAACAAAAAGTCCATTGAATTTTAAGGAAAAGAATATGATATGGAAAAAGCACAAAGTAAGAAATGTGGTCAAGGTTAAAAATCCATATGTATGTGCCGAGTTGCTTGAAAATTATGATCCAGAAACTACTGCGGTTGTTTATATCTTTGGAGAAAAAGATGCAGGTAGATTGAAAACAAAAAAAGTTGACGGAACACCTGGATACTACCAATCATATAAAAAGAATAAAAATAATTTAGAACCATATAAAAATCACGGGTATTTTATTGTTGCTCCCCATGTAAGCATCAAGGTGCTTGGCAAAGAAGTAAACGGAACATATATACGCGAACTTCTCGGTAGTCCGAAATACACAGATTCACAAAGAGTAGAAGCATTTGAGGAGTTGTTTGGTTGGTATGATGAAAAAATTTATGTGTATTTGAAAAAGAAGTTTGCCACATTATTTGAAAATGAAGAAATCTTTGAGGGGTTTTTACACACATATCCTAAGTTTGAAGAACTTGTTGATTCGTTTCCACAACTGTTAAACGAAATAAGTTCAATATCTGCAATGGGTGCTTCACTTGTAGATGATGGTCCAGCTGGATACTTTCCTGGAGATTCATATGAAACTCACACTAAAAATCGCGCCGAGCAACTTGGATATGAACTACTCGATTATGTTGTCGGTAAATCTGAAAATACAAGAAACTCGGATTACAGACATTGGGGTGATTATGCCGGACCAGTACCCTCGGTTTCTTTTTATCCCGCGGGTGATATTGATGTAGGAACTCCTACTAATCAAATTAATACGGAAAAGAGTCTCTCTGCACATGATCAATACACAAACTTCATTTCTAAAGTTGCAGAAACTGCGGGATATAAGTTAGTAGACTTTGTAGGTTCGGAGAAGTCGATTAGAAAACAAGATAAACAAGGAGATGAAGAACTAACAGGTGGTCATACAATCGATGTAGAAAAAACAGAAGATGGAGAAAAAGAAATAGACACCGGAGTCGAGGGTCATTCGGTTAAAGAGTCGTGTGAGACGATACTCAATGAATATGCGGAATTATTGATTGAAGGAGGAGCAGCTGGTCACATGAGTCATCCATTTGATGATAAAGATTTAACTTTTGCTGATTTAAAAGAAATGATTCGTAGGTCATTGGCAGGTGAACTTAATGTTGAAAAGGAAGTTACTGAAAAACTTGATGGTCAAAATTTAATGTTTTCTTGGAAAGATGGCAAGTTGGTCTCGGCGAGAAATCAAGGTCATTTAAAAAACGCAGGTGCAAATGCTCCAGATGTAACTGCGTTTGAAAACATTTTTGCGGATCGTCCTGAAAACATTCGTGATGCTTTCGTGAGTGCCGTCAAAGATTTAGAATCAGCAGTTTCAAAGTTATCTGATGCACAAAAAAATAAAGTGTTTAGGGAGGGTGAACGATTCATGAACATTGAGGTTATGACACCTGCAACACAGAATGTTATTCCTCAAAATGTAGATATGTTGGTATTTCATGGAACACAAGCATATGATTCCGCAGGAAAACCAGTTTCCGTAGATTCTGACGGAAACGATATAACAGGTGAATTAAAAGATTCTGCTCGTATGCTAAGTGGTATGCTTAAACAAATCAATGCAGATGTTCAAAGTCGTTATTCGTTGAATGCACCAATTGTAGTGGAACTCCCTAAAAGTAAAACATTTGGAGATTCGTTTAAAAAATATTCTGCGATGCTTGACAAACTCAAAAAAGAATTTAAATTAAAAGACAACGATAAAGTAATGAAGTATCACGATGCGTGGTGGAGAAATCTTTTGAATAAGCAACAAAGCAAATTAAAAGAAATATTTCCTGCAAAGGTATATGAAGCACTTATAGGTCGTTGGGCATATAACGATAAATCAAACAAAATTACAACGATTAGAATGGATTTATCAGAGCAACCAAAACTTCTTGCGTGGGTAAATAAATTTGAAAAAGAAGACATCGTAAAACAATTTGAAAAAAATATGTGGCCATTTCAATTCATCTTTTTGAAACTCGGAGCAGAGGTCTTGCAAAATGTTAAAGGATTTGTAGCAGCGGGTGGAAGTGATGATATAGCAAAAGCACTCGATGCACATACTAAAACTTTAAAAGCAAAAAAGATTAGTTCGGTAGAATCTCCTGAAAAGTTTAAAAAGGATATTGCCAAACTCTTCAAAAACCTTGATAGATTAACTGCGATTGGTGGAACAAAAGTCATCGCACCAAGTGAAGGTGTTGTATTTCAATATAAAGGTGGAACATATAAACTAACAGGAACATTTGCTCCTATAAATCAAATTATGGGAATAATGAGGTTCTAAAATGAACTTAGTAGAACGAAACTTATCAAGAACTGCACGTAGAAAAATGGCACAACGTGCTAAAAAAACAGCAAAAAAACGTGCCATTAAACGAAAAGCAAGAGCAAAGCGGATGAAAACTCGTGGTCAATTAACTTCGGCGGCAGAGAAGCTAGCAAAGAATATTTTAGTTAAGAAAATGACTGGTGGTAAAAAGTATGGTCAACTTTCTATCGGACAAAAAGAGATGGTTGATAAAAAGTTAGCAAAAAAACCAGGATTAATAAAAAAAGTAGCAAGAAAAGTTTTTCCAAAAATTAAAGCAAAAGAAAAAGATAGAATCAAAAAAGCAAGAGCATCTGTAAACGAAACTTCAAATGAAAAGCACGGAGTATTTACGATGAATCGTGGAGATGGGGAATTTAAACTATCTGCCAAATATGTTGATGGAAAACTGGTTCCGTATCGTTTCACCAAAGAATCATCCGCAAAAAAACATTCCGACAAAGTCGGTGGAAAGGTTTTTGAAACTCCAACCGGGGGAGTTTTTTATGTAGAGTTCACTAAGTTAGATGGACCTATAAATGAAAAGGCAACATCTAAATCCCAGCAAAGATTATTTGGAATGGTTCACGCATATAACACTGGTGACTTAGAAAAATCGGATGTAGATGACTCCTTATATTCTAAAATTGAAAAAATCGCAAGTGGTATGTCTAAAAAAGATGCAAAGAAACTTGCTAAAACAGATCATACTGATTTACCGGAGAAAGCGTCTGTGAACGAAGATGTTGAATACAAAAACGCAAATGAAATAAAGAAACAATGGAAAAAGGAATACCCAAATGATAAGTTTACTTTCAAAAAAATTCGTGCAAAAGGAAACGATTTTTTGATGGTATTATCTCCAAAGGGTGTTGAACTTGAAAAATATCAATTTGTACCAAAAACAGGATGGACTGAAATGAACGAAAACACAGATAATGAAGAAGATTTGAAAAGTTTGAAAAGTATGTTGGATATAGCACAATTACTTAGTGATGAGAGTCCATATTTTAAGGGACGTGGTGGCAAGAAAGAATACATCAAGATGTTAGTCCATAAAATTAAAAAGTTGTCCGAGAGTCACGAACGATTTCTTGAAATAATTAAAGTACCAATTGAAATTGGTGATACGGTTCTTGGGGGAAAATTTAAAAACAAAAAGATTGTGGTAAAAAGTATAGGTAAAAACGAAAAGGGTGACATAACTATCAACAAAAAACCTTTACTAAAATTTCGTATAACTAAACAAACTGAAAGTAAATCTAAAAAGAAAACCCCATTTTCAAAACTAGATGCCTACAAGAAAGTGCGTAAGTCAACAATGCCCAAAAGTAGACCTATGAAAAGTAAAAAAGCATACGATAGAAAAGATTTTAAAAAGGGTAAGTATGATTAAACTCATGGATGCAGTTATCGGAACGGTGAGTGACAAAGTAACCATCTCTGTTCAAATCAATAAAACGAAACACGCAGGTGATCGTCAATCACGACATGATCATACGCAAATATCCGAGAAGGATATAATGGATGTTGCTGATAAAGCAATACCTGCTATTTCAAAAGCATTGTTGTTTGATAGAATTGATGTGGGTGATTATATCCATGTAAAAGATAAAAAAAGTGCATTAAATTTGATCGGAATCCTTCAAGAGAAGTCTTCGTACAATCTTATGTTTGTGGTGATGACTGTTATGGTAAAATCAAACTTTGTAGCAAAACAGGGAACATATACGATTGTTGTGTAGGTAGGTGAAACATGATCAAGTTAAATGGTAACATTTATTTGGATGAGATGGAAATAGACCGAGTTGTAGGTGATACAGCAAGTCGATTCAGAACATCACATCGTGCAATTCTCCCACGTCAAATAACATACCTTGATCGTGAGTTCGTTGAAGCAATTAACGATGAAGCAAAAAACGCATCGTTATGTGCTTATTATCTGTATGGTTACGGAGAACAATACGCATCCGTTTGCAATATAATAAACGCAATTTCGGATAGATTCAGAAAAAAAGAAGAGTGTTGTAACAAGTTATATTTTATGCAATATGACTTAACAGACACCCAGCGGAAGAAGCATAGAACTCAATACGAAAACTTTTTAATAAATATTTTCCTTGAAGAGTGTATATTAAATTTTAAAAAGTTATCATAGTATTTGACAAATCATCAAAAAAATGGAATAATAAAGTTATGGCTAAAATGGATAAAGAAGATTTAAAACACGTGATTAAACGTTCACGGAAGTTGTTCAAAGGAGAGGAAATACCCAAAGTACATGGTTATGAAGGAGAAGTTGAAGAACTTGTAATCCGTCAGCCGGGTGAAGTCTGGACAGATAAAGATGGAAAAGAATGGAAACAGGTCGGCACAAACACAAAAACAAGGACCGAAACGGTAATGGACAAAATTAGAAAGTTATCAAGATCAGCACCAAATTGTCCCAAAGAAGTTTGCACGTGTGATACCACTAAGTTTTTAGATAAAAGAATGGTAGCAATGAAAGGGTTGTGTTTTGATTGTGTACAGGAAAAAGAGCAGAAGTTAAAAGACGAAGGAAAATATGATGCGTATGAAAAAAAGACTATGCTTGAAAATGAGAAAAGTTTTTTACTAGATGCCAAGATTAAAATGGCAGAATCAAAGCATTACATTGAAAATGATCCTCAATTTTTAAACGAAGATGGTTCACTTGAACAGTGGAATATACCAGAAAAAGGTAAGTTGATGGAAGATTTAAACTCGGATATTAAAGAAGTCGAAGATAGAATTAGTGGAATTGAAAAAGAACTTGAAGAGTTTGTTGATATAAAATTTTAAAAGTTTCAACGATACCTTGAAACTTTTTATATTATAGAAAATTAAATACATATATATTTATCCTTAATGGCAGACGGACAGAAAGTGCCCTTAAGGGAAATAATAAAACAGGAATATACTGAGTGTTTGAAATCACCTTCGTACTTTATGAAAAAGTACTGCAAAATTCAACATCCAACTCTTGGCACAATTCCGTTTGCTTTATACGATTTCCAGGATAAAACATTAGAAAGTTTTCGTGACGAACAATTCAATATAGTTCTCAAAGCTAGGCAAATGGGAATTTCTACATTAGTATCTGGATATGCGTTGTGGCTAATGACATTTTTCACAGACAAATCTATTTTATGTATTGCTATTAACCAAGAAACTGCAAAGAATGTTGTTACTAAGGTAACTCATATGTCTGAGAATTTACCAAGTTGGTTACGAAGTGAGAGTACTGAAAAAAATAAACTCAGTATGAAATTTAAAAACGGAAGCAGTATACGGGCTGCTCCTGCAACCGCAGATGCTTCTCGTTCGTCATCTTTGAGTTTACTTATTGTGGACGAGTGTGCGTTTATTCAGAATATGGAAGATATATGGACTGCATCACAATCAACGATTACAACAGGTGGTTGTTCTATTCTTCTTTCAACTCCAAACGGAATTGGTAACTTTTTCCACAAAACCTGGGTCGGTTCAATGGACGGATCAAACGAATTTAATCCGATCAAACTTCATTGGAATTTACATCCAGACCGGGATCAAACGTGGAGAGATGCTCAAACTAAACTACTTGGAGAAAAAGAAGCAGCTCAAGAGTGTGATTGTGATTTTATAAGCAGTGGTCGTTCTGTGGTAGATGCAACTTTAATTGAATGGTATAAAGAAACTTTAATACGAGACCCTATCGAAAAACGAGGAGCAAATAAAGAATACTGGATATGGGAATATCCAAATCATACCAAGGATTATGTAATAGCAGCTGATGTTGCAAGGGGGGATGGACGAGACAAAAGTGCATTTCATGTATTTGATGTAGAAAATGTCCGACAAGTTGCTGAATTCAAAGGAGAAGTAGAAACTAAAGACTTTGGGAATCTCCTTGTTGCAGTTGCAAGTGAGTTTAATGGAGCATTGCTTGTGGTAGAAAATGCCAATATAGGATGGGCTGTACTTCAGCAAATTATAGATAAAGGATATAATAATTTGTATTACACACAACGAGATTATCAGTATATAGATGAGTTTTCTCAACACACGAACAAACTTAGTCGTATGGAAAAAAATCAAGTTCCTGGTTTCACTACCTCCATAAAAACCCGACCTTTGATTATAAGTAAAATGGAGAGTTATCTACGTGAAAAAGAAGTAGAAATATTATCCGAACGAACTATGGAAGAGCTATTCACATTTGTGTGGAGTGGACAAAAAGCAGAAGCAATGCAAGGATACAACGATGACCTTGTTATGAGTTTGTGCATTGCATTGTGGGTTCGTGACACGGCTCTGAGGTTTAGGTCAGAGAACATAGAAACACAAAAATCATTATTTGACTATATGGGAAGTACTACGAACATGGATGCGGGTGCAAACTATAGGAATTCAGGATTACAATCAAATCCATATGAAATGAAGAACCCACACGGTGGAACAGAAAATTTAGACTGGTTGCTTAAATAAACAAAAAACATTAGGAGACAATAACATGAAGAAAACGCCGAATATACTCATAGCATTGGGATTACTATTTTTTACAGGAGGTTGTGCAACACAATCATTACTACCTACCCGTGGAGTATACACGGAGTCTTCGTTTGAAACTTATGTGCAGGTAGAAAGTGTGGTTGATAAAATCATAGTCGGAGAAACCAAGTACTCAGATTTGGTTAATATGGGTCTTGATTTGGAAAACATACCTAATGTTAAAAAACTTACATACCTTGATGTAATGAGTAAGTTTAAGTTGGATAGTCCGTCACGATTTACTTTGTTTAATAAAATAGAGTTGCCAAGTGGTGTTCTCAAAACGTTGGCTGCAAGAGAGTCCGGCCTTGCATATGAAATAAATCTAGAAAGACTTAAAAATAAACGTGAGGGAAGTGTATTTTTAGATATGCTTAATTTTAGAAAAACGGTTCATACAACAGGGTGGAATATAAGTGTGTTGATTTTGATTGTAGATGACACCGTTGAATATGTTTTGTATTCTGGTGAAAAAAATATTGATCGTTTGGAAAAGGAAAAAAATCCACTAGGACCATTTCAGGGGTTTGATGGTGGGGATATCATTGGGGCTGCAAGTGATTTACAATAATATATATTAGTTGACATATACATATATATTTCATACAATCATACACTTATAAATTTATATTATGGCAGATGACCCAACACAACAAAACAAATTCTTCGGTGCATTAAAACGACTTTTCTCAAGTGGAGTAGTTGTTCGCAATGTAGGTGGTAAGAAACTGAAAGTAGCAGATACTGATAATTTACAATATTCAAAACGAACCCGTGATAAGTATCAACGGATGCACACTATGTATAGTGATTATGCAAGTGGTTTCAACAATCTAGGGTTTCAGGCCGCACGACTTGAGTTGTTTAGTGATTATGAAGTAATGGATACTGATCCTATTATTTCAAGTGCATTAGACATTTATGCCGATGAATCTACTACAAAAAGTGAGTTTGGTGAAATTTTAAAAATTTCAAGTTCCGATTCAAATGTTAAAGGTATTCTTGAAAATTTATTTTATGATATATTGAATGTTGAATTTAATTTATGGGGTTGGATTCGTAATATGTGTAAGTATGGAGATTTTTATCTGCATCTTGAGATTGAACCTGAGTATGGAGTATTGAATGTTAAACCAATTTCAACCTACGAAATGACTCGTATAGAAGATATGGATCCTGATAACCCACAACTCGTAATGTTCAAACAGGAAGGTACGACTAAGGCACAATACGACAATTATGAAATAGCACACTTTCGGCTGCTAGGTGACACCAATTATCTTCCTTACGGAAAGAGTATGGTAGAAGCCGCACGAAGAGGTTGGAAGCAACTTCAACTTATGGAAGATGCGATGCTCATTCATAGAATTATGAGAGCACCTGAGAAAAGAATGTTTTATATTGACATTGGTAATATTCCACCGAATGAAGTTGATAACTTTATGCAGAAGGTTATCAATAAAATGAAAAAAGTTCCATTCGTTGATGAAAAAACAGGTGACTATAATCTTAAGTTTAATTTACAAAACATGACCGAAGATTTCTTTATGCCGGTTCGTGGTGGTGACAGTGGAACTCGGATTGAAAATTTGGGTGCTATGACTTATGATGGAACAGAAGACATTGAGTATGTCAAAAACAAAATGATGGCTGCACTTAAAGTTCCAAAAGCATTTTTAGGATACGATGAAAGTATAACAGGTAAAGCAACTTTAGCTGCAGAAGACATTCGTTTCGCACGAACAATTGAAAGATTACAAAGAATCACGATCAGTGAGCTCACGAAGATTGCAATTGTTCATTTGTATTCACAGGGATATAAAGATGCAAAGTTAGTAGACTTTAGTTTAAAGTTGACTAATCCATCTACAATTTTTGAAGAAGAACGGGTTAGAATTTTGTCAGAAAAATTAAGCACCGCGCGTGATATGATAGACGCAAAAATGTTTTCAAAAGATTGGGTATATGATAAAATATTTGGTCTTGCTGACGATGAAGTCAATGAAATTAGAAGTAATTTTATTGATGATGCAAAAGAATATTATAGATTAGAAAGCATTCAAAACGAAGGAAACGATCCTGCTGACCCAAATCAACCAGACGAAGAAGGAGATGATGACGGGTGGGGATTTGGTGAGTTTGATAAAATGACAGACGAAGAAAAAGAAGCAGTTCATAAACGAAAAAAAGAAGAAAAGAAACGCAAAAACGCAGGAAACAAATATGATCATCCGGATGACAAACCGTTTGGTCGTGATTCCATTGGGGCAGATGACCGAAGAAACAACGGCCGAGATTGGGGGGATAGTCCTTTAAAATTAGAAACAGACCTGTCAAAACTTGACAAATTTCTTACAAACAAGCAAAAAGTTTCACATAAAAAGCCTACCGAAATGACCAAATTAATCTGCGAAGAAGACCCAAATACAGAGACCCCCACGACCAAAACTACACCAAGTTATTTAGACGATAAAAATATAATAGAAAAATAATTAGTTAAAATCTATTTTATATTTATATTTATACTCGTATATATACATAAGCAAGCATTAGTGTGAAAAAATTAAAACATAGTAAATACAAAAATACTGGTATATTATTTGAGTTGTTGGTACGGCAAATAACGGCCGACGTACTCGATGGCAATGATACGGCCGATGCGAATAAATTGTTAAAAAAACATTTTGCAGAAAATACAAGTTTAGGAAAAGAACAAAGATTATATCAGTTATTGGTTGAAGAAACTACATCTGATAAATCTCGTGCAGAGTCTTTGTTGGAAGCAGTTACTCGTAATTATAAAAAGTTATCAACAAAAGAACTTGCTTCTGCTAGATACGAGTTGGTAAAAGATATAAAAGAATCATATCCAATAAATGATTTATTTCGTGCCAAAATTAAAAACTACAAAACATATGCAAGTATTTTTAAATTGTTTGAAAGTTATAATCCAAATGTATATTGTGATCCCACGGAGATAATAGAGTCAACTGATACTATAATTGGAAACTTATGTACATCCCAATCAAACAAAAATGAAGTAGCTGATGTAAACGAGTACGAAAAGCAAAACGAAGATCTTAGGTTAATCACATATAAGTTGCTCGTAGATAATTTTAATAAAAAATATAGTGCATTGGATGAATCTCAACAAACACTTCTTAAAAACTACATCAATAACATTTCAAATACAAACAGTTTACGAGAATATATAAACAGCCAAGTTCCGTTAATTAAAACAGAGATTGAAAAATATTCTAAATTTGTAGATGATGATGTTGTAAAAATTAAGTTAAATGAGGTAGTTTCTCAATTAGATAAAACAACCGAAGGTAAAGTTGTTAAAGATTCACAGGTATCCACGTTGTTAATGAGTTATGAGTTAGTCAAGGAACTTAAACGACATGCAGACATTGGAAAATAAACTTAGGTCTGTAATTAGAGATATTCTCCGAGAAATTATAGAAGAATACTCAGATATCACTGAAATAAACACAACTGCCAATATAGACGGATATCAAACTCCATATGCGTTTAGTGGTGATGATGATGACGAAGAATCTCACACAAAAAAAATAAAATCAAGAGCAGAGGTATTTGATTTTAAATCTATTAAAAATAAAAAAGAAAATACGGTAAGTATTTCGGAAGGTAAAAGTTTATTTCATCTGTATCGTGATTCAAGTGATTATACATCCGAGCAAAAACTTGGCATCACTGTACGTGAAATAAATAAACTTTTGAGTGAGATAGATAAACTAGCTACCATTTCATCAAGATTCAAGATAGAAAAAAACATAAATAATGAAAAAATGTGGAAAACAACAAACCGATATTTAATGAAACTTGATGAAAAAATAAAAAGAATTTCAACAAAAATAAAAGAATTAAGGTAACCGTTATGAAAAATTGTACACGACTAGATGTAGTAACTGCTAATATTAGAGAAGCTGATGATATAAAACCAAAACCATCTCCACAAAAAAACTCAGATCATATCTGGAATCTTAGAAAAAACTCCATGCCAAGTGAAGAATGGTATGTCTCAGACCAATCTTTGAAAATATCAGAAAGTATAGGAGGTGGTGAGTCAAACTTAGACGTCAGTATAGTTTATGAAAAAAAATTACAAAAATTCATAAATAAAATAGAATTTAATTTAAATCAAACCGGAGAAAAGCAACCAAGCAAACTCTCTGATAAAATAATACGTGAGTTAAATAATCTATCGTCAGCAGCCAGCGAACTTGCTCAGAGGTTATCTAAGTCCGATACACCAACTGATCTAGTAGAAGATGTTCAAGCAGAACTACCCTCTGAAATTTCTGATGAGTGATCCGAGTATAGAAAAATATAAGTCTGCACTTACAAACCTTGGTGTAGCAGTTAAGTCTGCACACAAAACGAAAGAAGGAAAGCAATTATCTTCTGATTACTGGGTAGATGTCATTAAGATGTTAAAAAAAGCAAAACTTGGAATATCGATGATGGAACTTGGAATTGATGATGAATCAGAAATATCAACTACACATGATACGTCACCTGATTCCGAGTCTAACGCAGATGATTCAAATACACCTCCAAAATCTCCACCTGATGCTACTGGTGATCCCGATAAGGACACCGATTCAAAGTTGGCTGCAATTGGTTTAAAGAAAGAATCGTATAAAAACAAACAATTTTACGACACAATGAACCACCTTGGTATATTATTATCAGAGCAGTTTGGTAAAATCAAAAAAGACGGTGCCGAGTATAGTGTGGATATTGATAGTCGTAAGTTTACAATAAAGTTTGACGATAAGTTTTTTATGGTCACCGAAGACTATAATTTTGAATTAGGTGGTACGGAAGATATTCAGAAGGTGGTTGATACATTCACTAAATTATCGTTAGTATCACATGAAGAACTCGTAAGTGAATACAACAAAGACTTGGTTTAATGGTTATTTCATTAAAAAAATAAATAAATCAGGATACATATATACTTATTTATATTAACATGGCAAAAAAAGTAATAGTATCCACCCTGCCCTTCGAATTTAGTCCTGAGCAGATAAATGAAAGTATAGAAAAGAATTCTGGAAAACTGGTTGTCAGAGGAATTCTTCAAAAAGCAGCTGAGCAAAACCAAAACGGGAGAGTTTACACACGGTCTTTATTAGAACGAGAAGCAGGTAAATATCAAGAACTGATTGATGATCGTAGAGCTCTAGGAGAACTTGACCATCCAGAGAGTAGTGTTGTTAACTTGCAAAATGTAAGTCACAATGTTACTAAAATGTGGTGGGATGGTGATAATCTAATTGGAAATGTAGAAGTATTAGGAACTCCATCTGGTAATATTTTAAAAGAATTATTTAAGTCTGGTATCACACTTGGTATAAGTTCACGTGGAATGGGAACAACCCGTGAGAGTGAAGGAAAAACACTCGTAAACGATGATTTTGAATTGGTGGCATTTGATTTTGTTAGCAATCCATCGACACGGGGTGCATTTCTTGAACCAGTTAATTTAAATGAATCAGTTTCATACGACAAAAAAATTGTAACATCTGGTCGTGTTTGTACACAATATTGTAAAGTAGAAGGACTTGTTCACGAAATATTAGGTGAAATCGGAGAAATGTAATGGGCAAAGATATTTCCAAGTTAATAAAATCAACCATTTTAGAAGTTCTAAAAGAAGAGAAACAAAAGCAACTTAATGAATTCAATCCATCAACGGGTAGGTTTGAGGATGAAGGTCTGTCATCTGAGCAAAAAAAGTTAACATCTGAAAAAATTTCTAAATTTGGTAATTATCAATCATACATCACCCATGAAGCAAAAGATACGGACATAGCAGAGGATATATGTAATATCGTTGAAAATGCGTCTAAGTATATTCTCAATGAAACAGATGATTGGTTTGATGCAATGAGTGTAAAACGTAATCTAAAAGAAATCAAAACTCTTGCTAAAGAATTTTACAAAACTGCAAACGAAAGACAAGTATACACACAACGTATGCAAAGTTTGTATGAAGATATGGGCAACATCCTAAACAGATATTTTGAAATAAACGGAGAAATTACCGATGAACAGAAGTGAACTTAAAAAATATGTAACAAAGATTCTGCTTGAAAAGCTCAACCAGACACCAAGTGTACACGGTAAGCTTGTTAAAAAAACACTTAGCTATCGTGGTGTGGTGAGGGAGTGTGTTGTAAGTGGAACAATTGAGGATGCAAACTCATATGCAAATGAACACAATTTATCATTTAATATTTCCGAAGATTCTCATTTTGGAGGTCATTATGTAGATGAAATGACTTCATATGAATTTCAACCAAATCCTGAATTTTATGGAGAAATGATGGAGACATCTATGTCAGCACGAGAACAACTTGCAAGAATTTGTGGAACAAACGACCAAGTACTTACAGAAGTTGATGTACAAAATACAGAAAAGTTAGTTGAATTCATTTATACAAATGAATCTTTTTATAAAGAACGAACAAATTTGGTATTTGAGTTGATTGAAACCAAAGTTGAAAATAGACTGCACGACAGAACTCAATTTAAAAAGTTATTTGAGTATTTGGTAAAACAATCATGTTTATTGTATACAGATGATAACATTGAATTATCTGAATCAGAACTTGAATATGCCACTAATCTAATATCTAAACGATTTTTTGACAATTATGCATCGGGTAAAGAGACCGAGGTTGAAGAAAACACTATATGTGGAAAAAAAACATTTAAAACAGGAAGTGCATTTGAGAATATGCAAAGAATAGTATCAGGACACAATATGTTCCTATAAGGAAATCTAAATATGAAAATTACAAAAAAAGAACTAAGAGAAGTTATTCAAGAAGTCGCAGACGAACTTGGATTATTTGAAGGTTTAACTAAAGCACAAGAAAAACTACCAGAACCACTTAAAAAAGCAATTCTTAAAAAGCAAGAGCAAGACGGAGTTTCTGATGATTCAGATGACGAAAATATCACCGAGGGAAATGCGTGGGGTCTTGCAATTAAAAAAGCAAGAGAAGAAAATCTCAAGGAATTTGAATTCAACGGAAAGAAATACAAATTAACTGAAAAGAAAAAGAAAGTTAACGAAGAAACTGAATCCGAAGATACTGATGAGTTTGTGGGTGATGCAGAAGACGAAGTAGAAGAAGGAAACGCATTCGGTGCAGCTGTCACAAAAGCAAAAGAAGACGGAGAAAAAGAATTCGAAGTTGATGGAAAAACTTACAAGGTGACCGAAGATTGGTCGAAGATAACATTAGCAGAGAAACTTGATAGAATTCTTGGAAATAAACGAGTTTTGTAAAAAAATAAACTTAAAAACAACTTAAAATACAAAAAAAGGAAGATTTCTTCCTTTTTTTTATAAATTTTTATATATTTTAGGATATAAGTATATATTTATTATTCAAAATGTTTTCACTTTATTGAAAACCATATTAAAGGTTTTAATTATTTGAAGTCCCACTAAAATGACTTTACCAAACTAAACATAAGAAGGATAATTAACCATGAGTAAATTACTTAAAGAAGCTATTGCCGATGCGAAAGCAGTTCGCGAGACAGCTCTTGCCAATGCAAGACTTGCACTCGAAGAAGCATTCGCACCACGTTTGCAAAGTATGCTTACCAAGAAACTCAAGGAAGAAGAACTTGACTTAGAAGACGAAGAATTAGAAGATGAAGTTTCTGATGAAGTTGAAGAAGGTTCTTACTCCGAGGATGACGAGGAAGTAGACGATGTAGTTGCTGACGAAGAAACTGATGCTGAAGAAGCACCGGTAGAAGAACCAGCAGAAGACGAAGATGAAATTGCCACCGAGGATGATCTTGAAGCAGACGTGTCTGCTGATGAAGAAGACTTGGGTGTTGACCTTGATGCAGATGTATCTGCTGACGAGGATGAAGTTACCGCCGAGGATGATCTTGAAGCAGAATTGTCACTTGATGACGAGGAAGAAGAAATTGAAGAAGATTCATTTGATTTAGAGTCTATCATAAAAGAACTTGAACAAGAACTTGATGAAGACATTGAAGATGAATCCGAAGAATCTGAAGAATCTGAAGAATCTGAAGAACTTGAAGAAAAAGTAGATTGCTATTCGGAAGAAGATGCAGAAGACTATGAAGAAGTTTCTGAAGAAAAAACTGAAGAAGTTTCTGAAGAAAAAACTGAAGAAGTTGACGAAGATATTGATTTAGAAATCGTTGAAGATAACGAAGAAGAACCAGTAGCAGAAACAACTGAAGAAGAACCAGTAGCAGAAACAACTGAAGAAGAACCGGTAGCAGAAGAAGAATCAATCGAGGAAGATGAAGAAATCAACCTTGAAGAAATTCTTAAAGAACTTGAAGAGGAATCTTCAATTGAAGAAGAAGAAACATCGGAATTGGCAGAACTTAAAACTGCAAACGAAAAGCTTCAAAAAGAAAATGATGAATACCGCAAAGTTTACAAATTTTTGCGAGGTAAGTTAAATGAAGTTAATCTTCTTAATGCAAAACTGCTTTATACAAATAAATTGTTCAAAGCACACGTATTAAACGAAGATCAAAAGTTAAAAGTCGTAGAAAGTTTTGACCTCACGAAGAATGTTCGTGAAGCAAAATTGGTATACGCAACCCTTGGTGAGAGTTTTTCAACTCACGCACCCAAAGTAAAGGAAGAAATCAAGTCTGCTCCTAAAAAAGCAAAAACTGAAAAGAATCCTCTTACAGAAGGAATTGCATCCAAGGCAATCAAATCAACAAAACCCTCCAAGAAGATTTTATCAGAAGGCAACGATCTTGCTGACCGATTTAAGAAACTTGCAGGTATACAATCATAACAAAATCTAAAATATAGGAAAACTTATAATGAGTGAAATTAGTAAATTATTAAAGGAAAGTCACAATCCTCAACAACGTCTTATGGCAGAAACCCGTGGTTTGGTAACAAAATGGGAAAAAACCGGACTTCTTGAAGGAATTTCGACTGACACAGAAAAGAGTGGTATGTCCATTCTTTTGGAAAACCAAGCAAAGCAGTTGATCGATGAAGCATCACGCACAGGAACCGATAGTGGTTCAGAAGAATGGAGTGGAGTAGCACTTCCTCTCGTACGTCGTGTGTTCGCAGAAATCGCATCAAAGGAATTCGTTTCCGTTCAACCAATGAACCTTCCATCAGGATTGATCTTCTACTTAGACTTCAAGTATGGTTCGGCACAATCACGTCAAGCTTCCGGAAGTCTTTTCGGTGGAACAGGTGCAACCAAGTCAACAGACGCCGCAACAGGTGGTCTTTATGGTGAAGGTCGTCATGGTTACTCAATCAATGATGTTAAAGTTTCCATTTCCAGTGGTGCAACTTGGCAATCAGTAGCCGTAGATTCAGCTGGTGCAGTTGACGGAGATCCAGACGGAGTTCGTGCATTTAAAGTTGTAGGTGATGATGCTTCAAAAGAATCTCTTGATGCTGACGGAAAAGCACAACAAGATGGAACATTGCATTACCACAGAGCAACAACTGCTACATCACGTGGTGACTTCGAAGCAGCTGCTGACGCAGTTTCTGGTGCGGTTACTGGTTCCCAAGACGCAGGAATTCCAGAAGTTAACTTGGAACTCAAGAGTGAACCAATCGTTGCAAAGACACGTAAGTTGAAAGCAGTATGGACACCAGAGTTGGCACAAGACCTTAATGCTTATCATAGCATTGATGCAGAAGCAGAATTGACTTCTCTTCTTTCCGAGTACGTTTCAATGGAAATTGATTTGGAAATTCTTGATATGCTTCTTGCACAAGCAGGTACTGTAGACGCAAGTGAGTTCAAAGCAGTTCCAGACGGTGGATTCACCGGTGGTGAAACACAAAGAGATCACTTCCAAAAACTTGGAACAAAGATTCAAAAGATGAGTAACAACATTCATCAATTGACTCTTCGTGGTGGTGCAAACTTCTTGGTTTGTTCTCCACAAGTTGCTACAGTTCTTGAAAGTATCCCAGGATACGCAGCTGACACAGACGGAAATCAGTCTCAGTTCGCAATGGGTGTTTCCAAGGTTGGTGCATTAAACAACCGTTTCCAAGTTTACAAGAACCCATACATGACAGGTGATGAAGTTCTTGTTGGATTCCGTGGAACAAACTTCCTCGAAACAGGTGCAGTTTATGCTCCGTACATTCCGTTGATCCAAACTCCTTTGGTATACGATCCGGTCAATTTTACTCCACGTCGTGGTGTAATGACCCGTTATGCCAAGAAGATGGTTCGTCCAGAATTCTACGGAAAACTCTCCGTTACAGGTACAGAGTCTCTGTAATTCTGTTTGGAATAACACAAAATTTAAGAGGGGTTCTTTTGAACCCCTCTTTTATTTTATAACGATTAGTGATGCAACAATATATTTATAGACATGGCAGACGAAGAAAACGATAATAATAGTGAACTTGAAAGAGTTAGGTGGGAAGGTGAAGTATCATCCCCCATCGGAAAAACTCCATTTGGTTTTTTTGATACAGACACAGACTTTGTTTCGTTTGCTCCACGGGCAGCTGATTGGGCTGCGAGACGATTGGGATATCCAATTGTTGATATAGAAATGATTGATATGCAGTTTTATGCCTGCTTAGAAGAAGCAGTTTCTGAATATAGTGCTCAAATAAATCAGTTCTCTATAAAACAAAATATGTACAGTTTAAAAGGAACTTCAACCAGTGTTAATTTAACTACATCAATACTTCAAACACAACCTCTTCCGTTTTATTTAAAACTATCAGAGGCATACGGTGCAGAAGTGGGTGCTGGTGGAAACGTAGATTGGAGAAAGGCCAGTTTACAAATAAAATCAGGAGTTCAAACATATGATTTACAAGGTTTATTTAATCAATATTATATTGATCCAAAAACTGGTGAGAAAAAAATAGAAAAAATTGAAGTTAAAAGAATTTGGCACAACCCACCACCTGCACTAAATAGAATTTACGACCCAATGTCAAATTCTGGTATGTCACATTCAAATTTATTAAATGAGTTTAATTGGGGAGGGATGTCTCCGATAGGAACTCAATTTTTGCTCCGCCCGGTGAACGAAGATTTAATGAGGTTGCAGGCAATTGAATTTAATGAAATGGTGCGAAAAAGTGCATATGGATTTGAGGTGATAAACAATAAATTGACTATATTACCAGTTCCACAAAAAGATTTTACGTTGTGGTTTGATTATGTATATAAACGAGAACGAGATATAGCAGCGGTTCAGGGATATGTAGATGCCGATGAATTCAATACAATGCCAAAAACACAAACCCAAGTTTCGGAAGAAACCACACAACAGGTTGTATCAACCGAAACTACAAACGGTCTCAATGACGGAACTCCGAAGAATATAAATGATGATACAGAATCAGATGCATTCCCCAAACGACCGTACGAAGGTTCACAGACATCCGTGACCGATGTAAGTAATGTTCCGTATCAATTTCATAGTTTCTCCACAATTAACGATGTGGGTAAACGTTGGATTATGAAATACTATTTGTCGTTGTGTAAAGAATTACTTGGGGCTATTCGAGCAAAATACCAAAGTATTCCTATCCCAGGAGGAGAAACTTCATTAGACGGAGATGCATTGCGTTCAGAGGCACAGCAAGAAAAAGAGCAACTTGTTACTGAGTTAAGAGAAGATTTAGAGGTTACGAGTCGCAGTACAACAAGTGAGCAACTAAATCAAGTATCTGACAATTTACAAGAAAACTTGAGAAAGGTCCCAAATTTCTTATACATAGGTTAAGATGGATTCATTCGGAAGATATTACAGTAGACGTGATGTTAGACTTATGAATAGTATCAATGGAGAGTTGATGCGTGATATAATTGAACAAACGGTTGTTATATATAAAATAAATCCAAACGAAACCCAAACCAATGTTTACGATGAGGCAATAACAAAGTATTATTACTCCGGAGTAGAAACAACTTGCTTAGTAGAAACCGACCCACAAAGTACTTTATATGAGGGATTTGGTCCTGATGTTAAAAAAGGAACACTATTTAGATTTCACCAAAAATTATGTGAGATAAAAGAAGTTTATCCCGAAGTGGGTGATATAGTTGCATGGGAACAAGCATATTTTGAATTGTCAAATATAGTTGAAAATCAATTTTTAGGTGGCCAACCAGAGAAAAATTATAGTTTAATTTGCAACGCACACATGACTCGTTTGAGTAAACTCAACATTACAGAGAGGCAACGATAGTGGACTATAAAAATGTAAGCAATCCGTTTATTACTCTTAAAAAATTAGGTGGGGATGGAGTTGAAAAAGAATTCAAGGCACAACTTAACACAGTACCACCTGGTATAGATTATGATGATTCTAGGTCTGGTATGAAAAAACCTGATCACTCTTTAAAGTCCGATAATCGTGCTTTGAAAACAAAGGCCAGTGATAATGACGGTTCATTTAAAAAATATTCGGTTACGTTGACCGATGTAGATAATGTATTGTATGAGTATTTTACTAAAGTAATTGACCCACAAGTAGTTGGTCCGGACGGAGATGCGATTCAAGTTCCGGTGCGACACGCTTCTCCGGAAAGATGGGCAGCTATACAACGAGATGGAGTGTTGAGAGACAGAAAGGGTCAGTTACAAAGACCCATGATTATATTCACCCGGTCAGGGTTAGAAAAAAACAATGAACTTGTTACATTTAATAAATACTTGACAATGCCATTCGTTAAAAAGTTTGATAAGTATAATATGTACGACAAGTTTAGTGCAATGTCAGGAGTTAAACCATCATACGAAATTCATAATATAACGTTTCCTGACCATGTTGTACTATCTTATGAATTTACTATAATTACAGAATTTGTAGAGCAAATGAACTCGGTTGTTGAAACAATAAACTTCGCAAGTGATGATTACTGGGGTGACCCAAAAAGATTTAAATTTAGAGCATCAGTTCAGAATTTTTCAAATACAATTGAAGTACCAAGTGACGATGATAGAATCGTGAGTACCTCATTTTCACTAACTGTAAATGCACATTTACTTCCTGAAATATTTGATAGTAAGACAACTACTCAGCGGGGTTTAAGCAAACGGAAGGCTGTATTTAACTGGGAAGGTGTGAGTGAGTCCTCGGACGGCCATATAGAAAAACTACCTTGTTCCAGGAATTCTTTTATATTGCATAGAAAGCAGAGAATTTTATATTTAAATGATTCTTCTGTGAATTATAGAATAGAAACTTGGAACGATGAGAGTTATTACGAAATTTCTTTGCTGGACGAAGAGTTTTGTATTTCATTTGAGGTATCTGATGACGGAGACGAATATATTATGTGGGATATAAAAAATAAACCACATAGACTAAATCGTGGAGATACTTTTGAAGTGCAGTTGTCCGGTAAACACAATGCGATGTTGAAGGTCAGTGATCACACTTCTATGTTATTGGAAATATATTTTACGAAATAAATTGATTTATCTTTAAAATAAGTGTATCATTTATTTATGAAAAAAGAAAACAACTTAACAAATGATGAAATGTCAGAAATATCCAAGCTCAACGGAGAATATCAATCTGTTGTATTTTCCATAGGAGAACTTGGATTAAAGAAAACACAGTTGCAAAAAGAACTGAATCGAATTAACGAAGATGAATCAGAGCTATTAGATGTATTTGATACGATGAAAACAAAAGAATCTGACTTTATAACTAGACTTGAATCAAAATATGGTCCGGGTAGTTTAGATGCCACATCTGGAAAATATATTTCGGTTTAATTCCAAAAAAAATAGTAAATATAAGTTTTTGAGATTTTTTTCTAATATTTATGAAAAAAGTCAACAACAAGATTTTTCGTATATTATAACCCATAAATTAAAAATAGGAGACAACCCAAGATGGCAGAAAGAGTAGTAAGCCCAGCAGTATTTACCAACGAGGTAGATCAATCGTTCCTTGCCCAAGGAATATCCCAAATAGGTGGAGCAATTGTAGGTCCGTTTGATCGTGGCCCGGCATTTTCCCCAACCGTAGTAAGATCTCAAGCACAACTTGAAGATTTATTCGGTGCACCTGACGGAAAATATTATCAACCTTGGGTGGCACGTGAGTATTTAAAGCACCAAGGTGTAGTTACCATCGTAAGAGTTGGTTCACTTGGAGGTTATGTTCAGGATAGTCCAGCCTTAATTAAAGCAACGGCTCAGATTGATTCTGGTACATATGAAGCAGGTGATGAATTTGTCATAGGCATTCTTGCGAATACATTTAGAAATACCGATTCCGATGTTAAATATGACGGATTTCCAGGTGCAGTCATCACAGATGGTTTGATTGGAGTTGACAAGTCAACTGCAACAATTTCAATTGATGATTCAGATTCAACAGAGATGATCTCCAACGAGTTTTCAATTGATCCTTCTAGTCCGGATAGCATTCACAATATATTTGGTAGAGCAGCTCAGAAAAATTCCAAAAGTGCATATCTGTACTCATACTTTGAAGATACAGCTCGTGAAGTTTACGAGGCAGCCGCAGGTGGTTTGGAGTTTCAACTTAGTGTAGAAGCTTCAAGTACAGGTGCCGATTCTCCGATGAACTTTGAATTTGAAGAAATTTCAGAAGCCACCACACCTATGATACAATCTCAACTTATAAGTGGTGCCAGATATGATCTGTTTAAGGTTGTTACACGCAACATGGGAACACTTGCAAATACAGAAATTAAAATTGGTCTGTATAATATCAAAACTCCTGGGTCACTGCAAGGTACAGACTACGGAACATTCAGTTTGATTGTAAGACGATTTGGTGACAATGATAAAAACCAAGAAGTTTTGGAAAATTATGATAATCTTACTTTAGACCCAACGAGTCCTCAATATCTTCCACGTGTCATTGGTGATCGTAGAGTTGAAGTTAATTCTGCCGGTAAAATTATAGAACACGGTGACTATGGAAATCAAAGTAATTGGATTCGCATTCAAATGCCAAATGATGCATATGCACCTGCAAATGCAATGCCATATGGTTACGGCCCTTACATGTCTCCACTTGCTGGCATTAATGTTCCAGAACCTGCGTGGAGTTATGCTTCTCATTATAAGAAGAACTCTGGTCGTTATTTCAACGGAACGGTTTTCAACGAAGAGAGTCCAGATGGTCTGTTGAAAGTACCTCAGTCATCACGGAATACACTGGAATTGTTTAAACCAATTCCACCGAGAGCAGGAACTGCCGGAAATGGATTCTTCTTGGATGAGGCAGGTACATATACAAGTCTTGATCCAATTCCTGGACTTGAAGAGTCAGATTATGTAGCTCATAGTACACCTGGTATTGATTCTCATATGGGTGATTCAAGTGACTATGATAATGTTCGCAAACGAAGATTTCTAGTTGGTTTTCAGGGTGGGTTTGACGGAAAGTCACCAACTCATCCAATTCGTTTAGGTGCGGATATAACAAACACGAATGTCCAAGGTCTTAATTGCAGTGATCCTGCAAGTGAGGGTACTCAGGGTTACATCAAAGCATTCGCTGCTCTTAGTAACCAAGATGAGTTTGATATTAACTTACTTGTAACTCCTGGGTTGTCATTAGATTTACATAGAAATGTTATAAATCGTGGTGTCGACTTGTGTGAGACACGTGAAGATACATTCTACATTCTTGATGCTGTAGGTGCGGCCAAGAATCCGGGTGGGGTTAGTTCTGCTGTAACTGAAGTATCTACACTCGATTCTAACTATGCGGCCACATACTATCCGTGGGTAAAGGTTATTGATCCTGCTACAAATAGAATTATGCCATTCCCACCAAGTGCGGTTATGCCAGCAGTATTCGCTGCAAACGATAAGGTATCGGCCGAGTGGTTCGCACCTGCAGGTTTGAATCGTGGTGGAATAGAAAAGGCTGTTGGTGTTATGGATCGTCTTAACTTCGCAGAACGAGATGAACTTTATGAAGGTAAAGTAAATCCGATTGCCGCTTTTCCTGGTCAAGGAATTGTTGCATTCGGTCAAAAAACTCTCCAACGTCGTTCCTCGGCACTCGACAGAATTAACGTACGTCGTTTGATGATTGCTCTCAAGAAGTTTATCGCAAGTACCGCAAGGTTCTTGATCTTCGAACAAAACGTAACTGCAACAAGAAATCGTTTCCTCGGTATAGTAAATCCATACCTTGAAAGTGTCCAGCAAAGAAATGGTTTGTATGCATATCGTGTTGTAATGGACGAATCAAACAATACACCTGATCTTATTGACAGAAACATTCTATATGGTCAAGTGTTCTTGCAACCTGCGAAAGCAATTGAGTTTGTTATTCTTGATTTCAATCTTACACCAACTGGTGCAAGTTTTGAGGGGTAACTCGTAAAAATTGTTTAAATTTAAAAGACCCTCACTTTGGTGAGGGTCTTTTTTTGTATTGATATATATTTATTAAAGGTATGTCGGAAATAAAATTAACAGAGATATTAACTGAACTTCAATACGATGAGTTTGTTTTGTTTGTTAACAGGTACAAGTTAAACGAGCAATATCATGTTGTAAACGAAATTGTTATACCATCAAGACTCAAAAAGATTTGGGGATTTATCAAAGAACTTGGAAAAAAAGTATCTTTAAAGATGGTTGATTTAGTGAAGTTATTTTTGAATAAAACAGTATTCAAGTTTTTTGCTAAAATAAAGTTTAGTATGGAATGGTTGTTTAAACTTGTCAAGAAGGGATTTAAAGCATACAAAGATGTAATAAAGGCAATTGGTGAATATCTCGCAAGTACCAAGATAGGAAAGTGGACAGAAGATAAACTTAAAGATTTAGATGCATTTTTGGCCAAACATCCTAAGACTAAAAGAATCGCAGGTATGGCAGTTGCGGGTATTCTAATTTACATTTGGTTGAATATGACATTCACGGGTAACGCAGACTACGACTTTGACATGACTGATATGATTCTTGCACTTGGTGGTGGGTTCACTTTATCAACATTATTTGCAGGTCCTGAGGGAATGGCATTATTAACATTATTTGCGACTGGTGTAATTGGTTTATCGTTTCCTTGGCCAGGTCCACAACATTTTCAGTTTATAGGAGCTGTGTTATATGGATCGGCAAAATTAGTAGGAAAAAAATTAAGGAAAGATAAATAAATATATTTTTTAATGAAGTGTATATTTATCATTGTTAGTTAAACATTTTTTAAAAAAAAAGATTTTTTGGAAAATTGAAAACATATTTATGACAAGATAAACTTAATAAAACTGGAGACAATAATACTATGGCAGACTTAATCAACGCAAACGAAATGTTCTTTACTGCATTTGAACCGAAGACTTCTAATCGTTTCATTATGTACGTAGACGGAATTCCCGCTTATTTGGTAAAGGGTATGTCCCGACCAACATTAGCAATCGATGTTAACACACTCGATCACATTAATATCAAACGCAAAGTTCGTGCTGGTAAAGCAGAATGGCAAGATATTACAATGACACTTTACGATCCAGTTGTACCAAGTGCGGCTCAAGCAACAATGGAATGGGTTCGTCTTTCACATGAATCAGTTACCGGAAGAAACGGATATGCTGACTTCTATAAGAAAGACCTTGTTTTCAATATGCTTGGTCCTGTTGGTGACAAAGTTGAAGAGTGGAAAATCAAAGGTGCATTCATTAACAATGCAACATTTGGTACTCTTGACTGGTCAACTGGTGATCCAATGACCGTTGAATTGACACTTTCTTACGATTACGCAATTCTTCAGTACTAATCAATTAGTTCCAGTTTTCAAAAAAAAAAACTTCCTTCGGGAAGTTTTTTTTTGTTTGTATATATTTATCAATATAATGAAGTCTGAAAAATTAAAAACACAAATACTTGATATTTTTGAAGAAATACAAACAGATAAGCAAGTAGAATTACAACTTGAGGGATTGAGTGGTGCATACGCAAAACTTGCCAAATTCTTGCTTCAGCAAGTAAAAGTTGGAAAGTTTCTAAGAAACTACGACATAGACGATTCATCGGGTAGAATGGTATTCCAAACCGGAAGTGGTAAGAAAATAGTTTTCAATGACATGAAACTTGGTGTTACTGCAAATAAGACTTGGAAAGGAAGAAAAGACAACGAGTTTTTTGATTATACGGATCACAAAAAAATATTAAGTTTTTCTCTTGCAGATATTTAATAAATAAAATATCACAATTATTGAAATAAAATATTTGACATCAAATATATATTTATATACATTATGTGTGTATATTAAAATTTAAAAGGTTACAACTATGGCAGAAGACAATCCACAATTACCACCAGAAGTGCAACAAGCACTTAAAAATGATGCAGCTAAGTCAGCATCATCAAATCCAAAAACGCAACGGACTCAGCAAGAACCAACTGCGTCTCACCAAACTGATCAAGTTCAGACTGTTCAGTATCCAAGTGAGGTGGTTGATTTACCAAGTCAAGGTTGGTTTTATGATCCCACCTCTCCACTTGCAAGTGGTAAAGTTGATATCAAGTACATGACTGCACGTGAAGAAGATATTCTTACTAGTCAAAATCTTATTAAAAAAGGTGTAGTGCTTGATAAGTTGCTTGAAGCACTTATTGTATCACCTGGAGTAAAACTCGATGATATTCTCACGGGTGACAAAAATGCAATTTTCATAGCTGCTCGTATTCTTGCTTATGGTAAAGACTATAAGATTAAGTTCAAAGACCCATCAAATGGTGAAGATGTTGAAGACACTGTTGATCTTACTAAACTAGAAAACAAAGAGTTTGATTTTGAGCAACATAATCGTGGACAAAATTTATTTGAATTTGAACTTCCATATAGTAAACGAAAAATTCATTGGAGTATGTTGACCCATGCTGATGAACGAACCATTGATCAGGAACTTAAATCAATGAAAAAGTTTTCACGTGATAAAAATCAATCAAGTGAAGTTACAACTCGTTTAAAGTATGTAATTAAAGCACTTGACGGAAACGAAGATAAGGCTGCAATCAAGAAGTTTGTTGATCAAGAGTTACTTGCGAGGGATAGTCTTTCTTTTCCCTTCCGCCCGAGTATAAAGTCTCTCTGCACGAAGAGATTTTTAATCTCTCTTATTACAGTCAAGGAGCGTTTTCTCAGGATATCGCATATAACTTACCAATTTATCTGCGTAGGTTTTATGCAAGAAAACTTGTCGATGTAAAAAACAAAGAAAACGAACAAATAAAGAAGGCACGACAAGACGCAAAGACAAAGTCTGCAAGCAAGCCTTCAAAACGTCCGTATAAATAAACAAGTTTATTTGGTTTAACTATTGCAACTAATATAAATTAGTTGTGAAGCAAAATCGTGTTGATTCATATTTATATGCGTATATCTGTATATAAAGGAATTTACATTATGAAAAAAATAATCAAGAACACAGAGTCCAAGAAACTTGTAACTGAATTTATTGTCAAGTTTGCTAAAGCATTATTGGGTAATAAAGCAAAAGTGATTACCAAGACAATGGCAAAAGATCCTGGTTTAAAAGATGCGTTCGAACGATATGCAAAAGAATCAATTAGATTTCAAAAGCATATTGAGAAAAACTACGGAGCAAAAACACCAGAAGAACTTACAACGTCAATAGAACGAGCAAAGCAACTAGCTAAAAGTGAGAGGAATACCAAGGAGTAGTAAATGCCACCTGAGTCTCCAGTTAATGAAGAAGAATTAAACGAGCTTCTTGAACAATTTAAAGAAGCAAATGCTACTTTATATCAACAACTTATTTCAGTAACTGGTGCCAATGACGAAAGTTTAAAAAACTTTATTGCACAAATTGCAAAAAATGAAAAATTAAATGCAGACAGTGTAAAAAATATTTTAACTGCAACGGCAGATTCTGATGAGAGTGTTCAAACTTATCTTGATAATTTTGTAAACAATTTCGAACAAGTAACCAATAATTCACAAGAACAAATAACTAACATTCTTTCAGGATTTGGGTCACAAACTGCTTCTTTCCAGAAAAACCTAGAAAGATTGCAAGCAAAAGGTCACGATTTATCAAAGGCAACTGAGGCTGGTATTGGAAATTTGAATAAACTGCTTACTAGTTTATCAAACACATATTCAATAATGGCACAAGTTCAAGGTGATA